TGGTTAGAAAATCTTCTAGATGTAACTACTATGCAAACAAGTTTAGAAGCACAAATAGCTTCACTTATCAACCCAACAACTATAACAGGACCACTTTACAGTGCTCCAGTAACAGGTTCAGTAGAGGTAATATTATTAGCAGAGGTAACAGGATCAGCAGATGTAACAGGATCAGTTGCATAATTAAAAATAAGTTCATATATTACTAAATAAACACAAAATCGTTACAAATGGAAACTAAAAAGTTATCACAAGAGGAATTGAAACAAATTCAAGACATTCAAAACAAAAGTCAAGCTATTACAGTAGAGTTTGGGCAAATTGAATTATTAAAAATTCAATTAAAATCAAGAAGAGCTAACGCAGAAGAATTCTTGAAAGAATTAGGACAAGAAGAAAAAACATTAGCTGAAGCATTAGAAGCTGCTTACGGAAAAGGGTCTATCAATCTAGAAAAAGGAGAATTTACTCCTTACGAAGAAGAAGCTGAAGTAGTAGAGTAATTTCTACTAAAAGTAAAAAGAATAAAAGGAGGGTTTTGACTCTCCTTTCCTATTTATTATGGAATACAGAACCTAGCACTATAGGGTGGTTTCCCAAAACCAGATGATATTTATAATAAATTAAAAAACAAATTTATAAAACATGGCAGAATCAATTATCTCTCCAGGAGTATATACAAGAGAAAACGACACCTCTTATATCACACCAGCACCAATTCAGGCAGGAGCAGCATTTGTTGGACCAACAGTTAAAGGGCCGGACAATCAGCCTCTTATTGTTACATCATATAGTGACTACGTAAGAAAGTTTGGTGAAACCTTTTTATCAGCTTCTAACAGACAGTATGAATTCCTTACTTCTGTAGCAGTAAAAAACTATTTTCAAAATGGTGGACAAACAGCTATAGTAACTAGAATTGTATCAGGAACTTATGACGGAGCAACTAGTACAAATATCCAAAGTGGAATTCTTGCAACAACAGCTTCACTTACAATTAGTAGTGCAAGTTTAGCACCATTTATTACACCAACAGGATCTTTCTCAATTAATGGAATTAACATTGCAGTAACAGGAAGCACTCCTCCAGCAAATACACCAACAACTCTTTTTGTAGCTTCAGGATCAACACCAGCAGATTCAATAACAGCAATTGTAACAGCTTTTAATTTTAGCTCATCAGTAGCACTATACAGTGCATCACTTGGGAATATTAAAGCAGCAGCATCTGGAACTACAGGATTGCTTTTCAATACGACTGCTTCTTTAGTAGGAACTAACACTTTATCAAGTACACTAAACGGATATACAAGTGTAGTTGGGGCTACTACTACAAACTTCAGTGGAGCAACAGGAACAACTACTATAGCAATAAAAACTTTAGGAAAAGGAATTCTTTACAATAACTCTACATCAGCTACAGACTCAGGAGCACTAAACTCAGACGGATCTTTAGTATCAGGATCAGCAGATAACGTAAGATGGGAAATTGCAAATGTAAATAATGCATTAGGAACATTCTCAATACTAGTAAGACAGGGAAATGATAGTACAAATAACAAAACTATACTAGAGACATTTAATGTAAACCTTGATCCAAACTCAGATAATTATATTGAGAAAGTAATTGGTAACCAACATATTGAAGTAGGTACAGATGGTTCAACATCTTATAACTACCCAGTAGGTGAGTATCCAAATGCTTCTAACTATATTAGAGTATCAGCAGTTAATTTACCAACTAACTACTACCTAGCAAATGACGGTATCACAGTTAATACAGATGCTAACGGTATTACTTTTGCAGCATCTTTACCGCAAGTAAACTCAGGATCATTTCAAGGAGCACTAGGAGCAGTAAAAGCAGGAGCTAAATTCTTTGGAGATATTACAAATGGATCTACAGATGCACAAGGATTAGTAGCAGCAAACTATACAGTAGCTCTATCATTACTTGCAAATAAAGATGAATATCAATTCAACATAGTATCAACACCGGGTTTAATCTACAAAAATAGTGCTTTCACTTCAACAGTAAACGCATTTATTGCTTTAGCAGAAAATAGAGGAGATTGTATTGCAGTAGTAGACTTAGTAGAACAGGGAGAGGTAGTAGCTAACGTAACAACAGAAGCAGCTTCATTGAATAGTTCATATGCAGCAACTTACTGGCCTTGGTTACAAATCAAATCTGCTACAGGTAGAAACGAATGGACTCCAGCAGGAACAGTAATTCCAGGAGTATATGCATTCACAGATGCTTCATCAGCACCATGGTTTGCACCAGCAGGATTAGTAAGAGGAGGAATCGGAGGAGTAATTCAAGCAGAAAGAAAATTAACTAAAGGTGATAGAGATACTCTTTACTCAGCTAAAGTTAATCCAATTGCTACATTCCCAGGATCAGGTATATCAGTATTCGGACAAAAAACATTACAAACTAAAGCATCAGCATTAGATAGAGTTAACGTAAGACGTTTACTTATAGAACTTAAGAAGTTCATTGGTGACCAAGCAAGAAACTTAGTATTTGAACAAAATACTATAGCAACTAGAAATAAGTTCTTAGCGACGGTTAATCCATATCTTGAATCAGTAGTACAAAGACAAGGTCTTTATGCATACAGAGTTGTAATGGACGATACTAACAACACAGCAGATGTAGTTGATAGAAATCAATTAATAGGACAGATATTTATCCAACCAGCTAAAACAATTGAATTTGTTGTATTAGATTTCACAATCGAACCAACAGGAGCAACGTTCGGATAATATTTAGAAAAACAGATATTTATAATTAAATAAGTAAAAATAAAATGGCAGTATTAGATCCGAATGAAATAATGTTCAGAGCCTTCGAACCAATGGTTCAACACAGGTTCGTAATGTATATAGACAATATCCCAGCCTTCATGATTAAAAACGTGAAAGCTCCTAACTTCACAGATTCAGAGATCAAACTTGATCACATTAACTCTTACAGAAAAATAAGAGGAAAAAGAAACTGGGAGAATATGGATATGACTTTATACTCACCAATCACACCTTCAGGTGCTCAAGCAGTAATGGAATGGGCTCGTCTAGGATACGAATCAGTAACAGGTAGAGCTGGATATTCAGATTTCTATAAGAAAGATTTAACTCTTAATATTCTAGGACCTGTAGGAGATATCGTAGGGGAATGGATTATCAAAGGAGCTTTCTTAACAAAAGGAGATTTTGGACAATTTGACTGGACTTCTGCTGACGGAGTAGTAGAGATAGGAATCTCAATAGCAATGGATTATTGTGTATTGAATTACTAATAAAATTCAAATAAAAATTAACAAGCCTGGCAATCGTCAGGCTTTGTTGTTTTAAAAAAGTTTTATTCATATATTTATATATAGAAAAAGTTACTAACAAATAAAATTTATGGAAAACAAATTTAACCTACCAACCGAAACGGTAGACCTTCCTTCAAAAGGACTTCTTTATCCAAAAGATTCCCCACTAGCAGAAGGTAAAATTGAAATGAAATATATGACCGCTAAGGAAGAAGATATTTTAACAAATTCAAATTACATTAGACAAGGAGTAGTTATTGATAAATTACTACAATCACTAATCATCTCACCAATCAACTACTCAGACCTGCTTATAGGGGATAAGGATGCAGTTATGATGGCTGCACGTATTTTAGGGTACGGAAAAGATTATGACTTTCAATACGCAGGAGAAAAAGTAACAGTAGATTTATCTACATTACAGCTTAAAGAATTAGACGAAAGTATAATAAAAGAAAAAGGTAAGAATGAGTTTGAATATAAACTTCCAAATACAGATAATAATATCACCTTCAGGCTATTAACACAAAAAGACGATAGAGATATTGATGCTGAATTAGAGGGATTAAAAAAACTAAACAAGAACGCTAATAACGAATTGACAACACGTCTAAAGTATATGATATTGTCAATCAACGGAAACTACGAAAGAGGTACAGTGAGACAGTTTGTAGATACAGCCTTCTTAGCTAGAGACTCTAGAGCATTCAGAGAATACTATGCTCAGATATCCCCAGGAGTAGAAACAAAAATTAAATTTGAAACAGAGTTTGGTGAAGAGGAGGACATCAACATTCAATTTAATTCTAACTTTTTTTGGCCTGAGTCCGGAAACTAGAGGAAACATTTTTAGGCAAATACATGAAATAGTCTTTCATGGACAAGGAGGTTATGATTGGGAGGCAGTTTACAATATGCCAGTATGGTTAAGGAGATTTACCTTCAGCACACTGCAAGAACATTACGATAAGTTAAATGCAGAAAATGATGATGAACTTAAACCAGTTAAAAACGGCAATAAAGTAGCACCACCAGATATTGTTCAAAAAGCAATGACACCAACATACAGTACGAAGGCATCTAATAAATGATGCCTTTTGCTATTTATATGTATATAAAACACTATGGCAAATCAAGGACCGCAAAAGACTTTTGACGACTATGCAAAGGCAATAGAAGCCTTAAACAAAAAAATTATAAGTTTAGATGGAAATGGATTCCCAAATCTAACTAACGAGCTAAAGGGAATGCAAGGCGACACCGCTAGAGCTACGAAGCTATTTGAACTAATGTCTAGGGAGGCTCATGATTTAGAAGATGTCTTTGGAGCAATATCCACTACAATAAAAAACGTAGTAGCAGATTTAGATAAGTCAACAAAGGCAACTACTCTTTTTAAAAGAGGGTTAAATAGCGTAGAGGGGATAGCTAGGAAATTAGCAGATCATAAAAATGATGAGAACGTACTTACTGTAAAGCAGTTAGGTAATCTGAATAAGCAGTTAGGTTTAGAAATACAAAGCTTAGACAAAGCTCGAGAAAGAGCATCTGAAGAACAGAAAGCACTGCAGACAAAGATAAGGTACGGTAAAGCTTCCGCAGCAGAGATAAGATACTCTGAAGAACTATCCAACTACACCAAAGAAATAAACTCAGCTTTAAATCTAAAGAATAGTTACCTTGATAAAATTGTAAAGCATTCTGAAAGAGAAATCCAAATTGAAAGAGATATTCAAAAGACAATTGGACTTACTGGAATGGCTTTTAAAGGAATTGCAGGAACACTTCAAAAAATAGGAGTAGAGTCTCAAGCTATAGAAGATCTTAATAAAAAAATTCGAGATACAGCAAAAGAAACTGGAAGTGCTTGGAAGACAGCAGGAACAGCAATTAAAGGGACTTTTCAAATGGTAGGAGAAAGTTTAAGAGATCCTGCTGTTCAAATCGCCTTTGTAACAAAGTATTTTAAGACTCTATATGAAATAGGTTCACAGTTTAGTGCAAGAACTTTTGAAATACAAAAATCATTAGGACTTTCTACTTCTGCAGCAAAAGCTATGAACCAGGAGTTCTACAACATGCAGCAAAGTACAAATAACATATATGCAAACTACAAAGACCTAGCAGCTGCAAATGCAAACCTAAATGAATCTTTAGGAACATCAGTAACTTTTTCTGCAGATATGCTTACAACACAGGCTAAGTTGATGGAGGTAACAGGATTAACCTCTGAAGAGTCTGCTAAAATTTACGAATACTCACTTCTTACTGGGCAATCTCAAGAACAGGTCTATAACTCAATGGGTAAGACAAATAAAGGAGTCCTTAGTAATAAGAAAGTAATGCAAGAAGTCCTAAAAACAAGTGGACAATTAGCAGCACAATATAAAAACAACCCAGAATTACTTGGAAAAGCAGTTGTACAGGTACAGAAGTTAGGAATTAGCCTACAGCAAGCTAAGAATATGTCTAGCGGGTTACTAAACTTTGAAGATTCAATCTCTTCAGAATTAGAAGCAGAATTACTAACAGGACAAGAACTTAACTTAGAAAAGGCAAGAGCACTAGCTCTTCAAGGAAAGACAGCAGAAGCAGCATCAGAAATGCTAAGACAAACAGGAGGTTTAGCTAAGTTCCAAAGCATGAATGTTCTCCAGCAGGATGCATTAGCTAAATCTATGGGAATGTCTACAGATGAATTAGCAGATTCATTAGTAAAAGCAGAACAGTTAAATAAACTAGACGGTGTTCAAAAAAGAGCATTAGATGAAAGAGTAAGTGCACTGAAGAAAGCAGGAGAATTTGAAAAAGCATCTCAATTAGAAAAACTAGTACTACAGGATAAGACCGTTACACTAGCGGAACAAGAATTAGACACCCAGAGTAAAATTGACAAATCAGTAAGCTCTATTAAAGAATCTTTAAAATCAGCAATTGCAGGACCTCTCGCTAGTGTAACAGATAAACTGGCAAGTGTATTAGCAGCAATGGCAGCCAATCCTGTAATAAAAGCAATGCTAGGAGTAGCAGGAGGAGCAGCAGCTATTTTAGCAGGGGTTATGGCAGGAGCAATGGCTATAAGTGCTGCAAAGAGTATGTTATTTGGAAGTAGAGGTTCAAGCGTAGGTAGACCAATGTTTACCAAAGACGTAAGCGGTGGCGGTGGAGCTGCATCTACAATAGGGGATGTATCTGAATCTTTAGGAGGAGGAAAAAGTGCAGGAATGGGAAAACAACTTAAAACTTTAGTTAAAAATCCAAAAGCAATGGGAAGAGCTCTAAGACGTTCCGGCGGAGGAAGCATGATGAAGGGATTAGGAAAAGGTTTACTAAAGGGTGGTCTAAAGAGTATTCCAATGTTAGGTGCACTAATAGGAGGAGGAATGGAAATAGCCGAAGGAGGCTTTAATGTAGAATCACTAAGTAGAGCAGCACTATCAGGAGGTGGAGCTTTCCTTGGCGGACTAGCAGGTTCAGCAGTAGCACCAGGAGTAGGTACAGTCGCAGGCGGAATTGGAGGAAGCATGGCTGGAGACTGGTTAGGAGATAAAATCTTTGGAGAAAGAGGAGAGAAACCAGAAGAGATGCAAGACTTTATACTACGTCCAGGACAAAAACCTCTTAAATTTAGAAAAGACGATGTAATAATGGGTGGAACTAGTCTAACAGGAAACGCAACTGGCGGTACTGGAGGAGGAAATGTAGAAGCTTTATTAAGAGAGTTGATAGCAGCAGTTAAAGAAGGAGGTAATATAAGCATAGGGGCAAATAAACTAAATGAAGCTATAGGTATCAACCTACATCCAATGAGATAATAAAATAAACAAACTATTTATAATAAAATAAAAAACAATTAATATGGGACTATTAGATTTACTACCAACATCTAACTTAGGGTTAGACGGAGCAACACCAACACGTATACCAAGTGCTAATCCAGCATCAACCCTACACTATCAATCATCAATTACCGATGTACCAAACATCGATCAAAGCCCTTCTGCATTAGACATAAACGGTATCAAACCAACTATCTCTCCTACAGGACAACAACTTCCATATTTGGATCATTTACCTAGATAAGAAGCTAAATGGCAAGCGGACTAATTACAAAGAACACAGACCTTAAAAGTCTGAAGTATGGCTCTATGCCTCTTGGAAGTGATAAACCTTATGTTACTAAAAACATAGGAGATGCACCAAGTAGCCAAATAGGGTCAGAAATTTCACATCGCATTGACGATGTTTCCCGTATTGCCCAAATGCTTGTAAATAAGCCGGGAATAAAATACCTACTAAACGAAGCATTACTACAGCAAGTAAACGTAGGTCAAAGAATTAAAAAAGCACAACAGGGAGGAAAATCTTTAGTTGGAGCAGTTTTACAGCAAGCTGGAAGCACACTTCTTACAACAGTAAAAATTGCAGGATCAACTCTAGCACAAGTTCCTGTAAATGGAACAGGTACACATTTCTTAAAAGGATTTAGAACCGACACATATTTACGACCAGGTGCAAATGAAAAAATACCAGGAGCATTTGCTTCATTTTTTGGAGCAGGTGGAGTAGAAGGAGCACAGTATGCCCTAAGAGGAGAAACTGTACCAACTAATGTACAGACACAGTTCTATAAAGAAGGAAGTACTGTTAATAACGGAGACATTAAGAACCCTACAACAGGTAAACCTTCAACCCTTTCTTATGATGCAAAAGTATTTACAGAAGATTACGGAACAGTAAATACTAACATAGTAGATAACACACCGCTACCAGAAGGAGATGCAAACAGACTAGCTGCATATAATGCAACAGCAGGGCAGGTAATAACAGTTACCCCATCAGGTAGTGCGTTAAGGCAGACCACAGCCAGCCCAGGAAACTTAGGTATATCAAACTTAACAGCTACAGGTAGTTATGGTCCAGATACTCTTAAGATATTTCAACCAACAACCTCAAAATACTCAGGACCAGAAACCGGTTCATATCTTGAGCAAGAAAAGAAATTTGGAACTTTAAACAGAAATGTAACAAAAGAATTTAGAATAAAATTAGGAGATCAAGGAGATGCGCTTGATGATAAAAAAGCAGCAAGAAGGAAAAACGAGTACTGGTTCATATCAGATGTAGATAAACGTAATCCAAGCGGATCTTTAGCGATTGATCAGATGAATCTAATAGGTGTGAAGGATGCAAAAGTAGATGGAAACACAGCTGGTAGAGATCTAATTAAATTTAGATTTCATATTCTTACAGCAGATGGAGAAGAAAAAATATTATACTTCAGAGCCTTCCTAGACTCGTTCGCAGATAACTACTCAGGACAATGGAACCCAGTAAAGTATTTAGGTAGAGCAGAAGATTTTCAAATCTATGGTGGCTTTCAAAGAAAAATTTCACTATCTTTTAAAATAGCAGCAGCTACTAGGTCAGAGATGAAACCATTGTATCAGAAAATGATTTGGCTAGCCTCAGCAACTGCTCCAACATATGCAAATGAAGGACAGTTTATGAGAGGAACTATTACAAAAATAACAGTAGGAGATTATATTTATGAACTGCCCGGAGTCTTAAATAGTGTAAATTATACTTGGAATACAGAATATCCTTGGGAAATAGCAATGCTAGAGCCAGAAGGAGTACAAGGAGATGCAGAAATGCAGGAATTGCCAATGATAATGGATTGTAGTATAGACTTTACCCCAATTCATACATTTACACCTGAGACAGGACTTAAGAAATTCTTCACAGCAGGAACAAGGTCGGAAAATACATACATATAGGGTAGGTTTATGAAAAGATACGAGAACATAAAAGTAGTACAATCACCAGAAGGAAAGCAGTATAGAACAACAACAATCTATCCAGAAACTCCTATAAGTGAAAATGACTATTATATTATTACAACTGCAGGAGATCGTTATGATAATCTAGCAGATCAATTCTACAGTGATCATACACTTTGGTGGGTAATAGCATCAGCAAATAATTCAGAAAGAGCTTCTTTAATTGTAGAACCAGGAATTCAACTTAGAATACCAGGAAATATAGATACAATCATAAACAATTACAATAAGGTAAATAAGTAAAAAAATGGCGGATGGTAAAATCATAGGAGGACCCTTCAGCAAGGAAGTTATAGCACAGTTAGCTTTACGAAGTAAGATTGTTTCTAAAGCCACTAGAGAGAATAAGGAACTCATATATTTAACATCAAAAACAGGATGGGTAAAACTAACCTCAGGAGTTAATGTAGGAGGTTCTTCTGCTTTAGCCAAGAAGTATATAATGGTTGGCGGTGTTAAAGGAAGAACCGGTACAGATACTTATAGTAATTTTTCAGGAGAAAATGGAAAAGGTTTTAGACCAATGCCAGGTATAACTGGAGTTCAAATAAACTCATTAGGGCAATTCGGACAATTAAAAGAAGCTACAGTCACTTTTAACTGTTGGGATAGATCTCAAATAACAGAACTAGAACTTCTTTTTATGAGACCTGGATTTACAGCATTACTTGAATGGGGACATACTGTCTATGCAAAATTAGAAGGTGAGTTTGAGAAAACTCCAAAAACTGTTGGATCTTTTTTTGATGCAGGCACTTCCAAAGAGCAGCTCTACAATGAAATAAAAGCCTTAAGGAAAGAAAGCGGATGTAACTACGAAGGTATGTTCGGCTTTATAAAAAACTTTTCATGGACCTATCGACAAGATGGAGGATATGACTGTACAACTAGTTTAGTTTCTATAGGAGAAATTATGGAATCTCTAACAATAGATGTAGATACTCCGGCACTTACAACCATAGTAGGAGATAAAACAAAAATAATACCTGCTACAATGCTGCAGAATGTTTTAAAGACCATTAAAGAAAGCCCTACAAATGGTTCTTGGAAAGACATAAAAACCAAATTCCCACAATTTGCTTCTAAGCACATAACAGTGGGGGGACGTGATACTTTAGATGTAGTAAAATTCTTTTTAAGGAGCATAAAAACAGGAGAAACAATAAACACAGATACAGGGCAGAGTTTTAGCTACATGTCACTGAAGAGCTTCTGTGAATTAGTCAATACAGTTATTATAGTAGATAATAACAAAAAAAACGTGATAAGGCTAAATACAGACATACTTAAGTTAAATAGTCAAGGTGGGGATAATACAAAAATACCTACCTGCAGATTTAGAACTTACAAGAACCATACATCAAGTGATCCAGGAGTTTGTATGTTAATGACCGACGGGTCTAAGAACTGGCCTTATGAGGAGAACCTTTTTGCTAAAATGCGATCAAACGCAGAAGGCTCTACTGATGAAATTTTAAATATTTACGTAAATGTAAACCTTCTTGAAAGTGCAATGACAAACCTACTTGCAATGCCAGAGAAGGGCGATAGGAATTTACTAAACTTAATGAACCCAATCTTTGCAGAAATAAACTCTGTACTAGGAGATATTAACGATATAGGTTTACAGTATGAAGAAGAGGAGTTTACCTACTACATAGTAGACAGAAAAGTGCAAGTTGAGACAAAGGACGTTTCGATCCTAAATGTTACAGGACTTAAATCAACTGTTTCACAATTCAACTTTACAACCAAGCTATCTCCAGCCATTACAACTATGTGTGCAATTTCAGCACAAGCAGGAGCAACAGATGTAGGACTAGAAGCAGGAGCATTACTAAGATGGAATGAAGGGTTAGAGGATCGAATTATTACTAAGAAGTCTATGAAGGTAGACGAACCAGCCTTTCCAACTGTTCCAACAACTTTTCCAATAGCAGGAGTTCCACTACCTACAGCAGCTGTACAGCCAACACCGGAACAACAAAGAGATGTTCAGCAGACCGATAGAAGAAATACAATTAAAGATGCACTAGCACAAGTATATAATTCTGGACAATACGACAGTGAAGCAATAGCAGTTGCAAGAGCTCAATTTGGACCATATTCAACAAACTACGTACAATTCTATGCAGAGGATAAAGTCAATGTGGGAAATGCAGGACCAGCAGGCATCATACCTTTCCAGGTAGGAATTGAAATGGATGGAATCTCAGGTATAAAAATTGGACAAGCCTTTAAAATTAACGAAGGAATAATGCCAGCAAAATACGATGGAGTAGTTGGATTTATAGTAACAGGAATTGATCATAACATTGCAGGGAATAGATGGGTAACTAATCTTAAAGCTCAAACTATTGTACTAAAAGGTACAACAGAGAAACTAAGCGTTCCAACATACTCAGATGGCTTTACAGGAACAGGAGTTTCAACAACTGAAGTAGCCGGACTAACTCCTATAACAAACTTTAAAGCAGAGAATGGACCTGCTAAAGTAGCAGCAGAACAGTACTTAGGGAGAAACCTTAGTGATACAGAGTGGAATCAACTGGTAAGAGCAACCTTTGCAGAAGCAGGAGTAAATCAAACAGAGAGAGCTTACGTAATGGCAACTATTTTAAATAGAACTCGTGTAGCTAAATCTACAGTAACATCTATATTAACAGCCAAGAATCAATTTCAATCAGTAACAGGGACTGCAAGTAACGGACGTCAGCCAAGTTCTAATTACAGAAATGGACCAGATAAGGTAAATGAAAAGAACATTTACGGTGCTGCAACAGGTATTTTAAAGAATGTACCTAAAACCATTATAAACTTTACAGCAGCAAATAGAGCAGCATATGGAGCAGGAACTAATATAGCATATCTTGACACATTGAAAAAGAAAGGTGGAATACAGATAGGACAGACAGTCTTCTCATCATAGAGTTTAAAAATTAAATATAGTAGAATGTACATACCTAAATCGAGATATAAAAAACCTAAATCAACTGACGGTACAGAGTTTGTAGAAGTTAAGTCTAGAAAACTGTATAAGGGTTTTTATATAGAAACTTATAAAGGAAAGTTTTTTGCAGGAAAAACACCTGAAGAGGGAGGAGTTGAATTAGAAAAAATTAAAAAGGATATAAAATTTCCGCTAGGTCTTTTAGGACTTCTAGCAGGATTCTTTTTAAAAAAACCAACTCAATCTGAAAAAGATAAAGGAGTAACAAAAAGAAATTTTATACAGGATAAAAACAACAACAAAATAATAGAAACAGATCCAGACACATATGCCCAGGCTAAAGAAAGTCTTGTAAATAGTGCATTTGCAGAAATAGATTGGATTATAGGAGGACCAGCCAATGATGTAATGTTTGGAGAATATTTATATGAAGGAGCAGAATCTAAGAATAAAAAAACAATTCAAGCTCTAGAGACTACATTACCGGGAATCTCTACCTTTGTAACCGATTATACCTACCTGGTGGAAGATACTACAACTACTACTACAACAGTAGAAAATCTAGCAGTATCTCAATCGGCCTTAGATCAAGCACAAACCTTCCTAATACAAGATCCAGATATACAACTAGAAAATTTTCGAAAAGCAAATTTCGATTTAAGAAAATAAAACATATAAGGCTTGCTTTTGCAGGCCTTTTTTCTTATATTAAAGAAAAGGTTATAAGATATGTTCTATATTATAGAGACAGAGGAGCAAATACAGCTTCTAAAAAATTTAGGCAGGAAAGGAGGGTATGTGGAAGTCATTTCTTCAAATGATAACTATCATCCACTTCTTACAACTACCGTAGCAGTCTACTTAAGACCTTTAGATCACCCTGAAGGGTATATTATTCCAATAAGTCATGATGAAGGATTAAATCTAACAAAAGACTGTGTCTCTGACATATTAAAAGAATACACAACACTTTATACATTTGATAAGAAAGAATTGATGTACCACTTCATATTACCTTCTGTCATAGATCTTTCCTTGCTTCATTCAATGACTTCTTATAATAGACTTGAACTTCCAAGATCTAACTCAACTTGCAATTGGTATTACAATCGTTTTTATGATTTTAAAGAAATAAATGCTATAATTCCTATATCAAAGTTATTTGAAAAATGTGAAGAGAATTATAAGTCTTTAGGGAAGATATTGCATATTGCAATACCCAATGGCTTTGATTTTTACAATAAGACTGCAACGTCTGTTTTCTTTATGATTGAAAGAGCTGGATTGAGAATAACCTATCAATCTTTTTTAGAATTATTTAAACCAAACAATCCTGTTTATAGTATTGATAACAATATCATATATACTTCGTATAATTTATATAATACAACTTCTCGTCCAACAAATGCTTTTAATTCAGTAAATTTTGCAGCAATTCCAAAAGCACCTGAGTTTAGAAAAGCAATTATTCCTCAGAACGATGTTTTTGTTGAAATGGACTTTGATGGATATCATTTAAGATTATTATGCGAGCAAATCGGATATGAATTAACAGATGAGTCAGCTCACGTTCAATTGGCAAGACTTTACTTTGGAAAGGATGAAATAGCTGAAGATGAGTATGCAAAAGCAAAACAAATTAACTTCCATGCCATTTACGGAAAGATTCCACCTGAGTATGCTTTCCTAGAAATCTTTGATAAGATACAGAATTATATAAACGGTCTTTGGAAGCAATTTAAAGAACAAGGATACGTAGAGGATCCAATATCAGGAAAAAGATTTACACAAGATCTTCCAGAAATGCATCCGCAGAAGCTTATGAATTATATGATGCAAAGCTTGGAAACCTCAAGAAATATTCTTATATTAAAAGATGTGCTTATGTTTCTTCAAGATAAGAAAAGCAGCTTAGCACTTTATACTTACGATGCCTTTGTATTTGATTTTGACAAAGAGGATGGAAAAGAGACGTTAGAATCTCTAGAAAAAATAATGAATCAGGGAGGAAAGTACCCTATAAAATTCAAATACAGTAGTAACTTAGTTTTGTAAAATAAAAACATATTTATAAATGATACAAATAGATGTAGCGCCAACAATGTTCGATTACGATATCGAATCAAATTACAATTACGCTGACATGAGCAACAAACTTTTCTGTACATTCTCCTCAGAAGAAAATCTTGAGGAAATATTAAGTACGATACAGGGCAAATACAAGATCATTTATAATAAAATTTTCGTTCTTTATTCAAAGAGCCAAGATGAATATATCTGTACATATAACGTAGAATTCGGAAACGTTTCTAATTTTCTAGAAAATACTATTTTAGTTCATAGAAAAAAAGAATCAAATACCCTATACACAATCAATTCATTAAATCGACTAATTGAATCTCTAAACGGAGGAGTATTAGATACAAACTTCAGAGTTGAATGGAATGACTATCAAAACTGTATACTTTTAACAAAAGGAGCAGAATTAAAAAGAGTCAACACAAAATTATTTAGAATATTAGAATTATAGTTGGAATATTAAAATATTCTTCTTATCTTATATAAATAAAAGTTTTAATTAAAAATCAGTTACATTATGGATTTAAACGCAATTAAATCAAAGTTAGCCGCTCTAAACAGTGGTGGAAATCAAGACCGTGAGAAAGTAGACTTCGATAAGATTTACTGGAGACCGGCAAACGGAAAATCAACTATTAGAATCGTACCTTCGGCATTCAATGCTGCAGATCCTTTCACAGAGTTGAAACTACACTACAACATCGGGAAATTTCCTATGATGTCTCTTTCAAACTACGGAAAACAAGATCCAATCGAAGAATTCGTAAAAGAATTAAGAAAAACATCTGACAAAGACAATTGGTCTCTTTCAGGAAAACTATCACCTAAATCTAGATTCTTTGCTCCTGTTGTTGTAAGAGGAGAAGAAGAAAAAGGAGTTCGTCTTTGGTCATTCGGAGTTAACATCTACAAAGCATTATTGGCTTTAGCAGAGGATGAAGACATTGGAGATTTTACAGACGTAATGAGTGGATGGGATATGGTTGTTGAAAACACACCAGCTGCAGGACCAGGTCAGTTCCCAACTACTACGGTTCGTATCAAACCAAAACAAACTACATTATCAGATGACGATAGTAAAGTGAACTCTTGGCTAAAAGACCAACCAAACGCTTTAGAAGTACAAACTCAGTACGACTATGAATACATCAAGAAAAAATTACAAGAGTACTTAAATCCAGGAGAAGAAGTAGCATCAGCAGCTCCAGTAGCAGCAGAATCAATTGCACCAGTATCTACTCCATCAGCAGTAGCTGAACCAACTGACTTAGATAGAGCTTTAGGAAGCAATAAGACAGACTTTACTTTAGAGACTGCAGTTGAGGGTAACAAAAGTACAGTAAATAAATTCGACGATTTATTCAACTAAGAAATGGCAGTTAGAAAAACAGCCCCTAAAACCGCTAGCGAGATAATCAAAGGCGGTTTCAGTCTCGATAACTTTAAGAAAAACAAAGGGTTTAGTAATTCTTCTGTAAAATTTAAAGAACAAGACTGGATTAAAGTCTCAGATGCTTTTTCAGAAGTAACATCCCTTAAAGGAATACCTATGGGGCATATTACCCTCTTAAGAGGACATTCTGATACAGGAAAAACTACTCTACTATTAGAAGCAGCAGTTGAAGCACAAAAGAGACAAGTACTTCCGGTATTCATTATTACCGAGATGAAATGGTCTTGGCCTCATGCTCAAATGATGGGTCTTCAAGTTGAAGAGGTAGTTGATGAGGAAACAGGAGAAATAACTGACTACAAAGGATTTTTCTTATATGCAGATAGAGGAACTCTAAATACCATAGAAGATGTAGCAGTTTATATCTTGGACTTAATCGATGAACAAAAGAAAGGAAATCTTCCTTACGATTTATGTTTCTTCTGGGATTCAGTTGGATCAGTACCAAGTGATTTATCAGTAAGATCAAATAAGAATAATAACGAATGGAATGCTGGAGCAATGTCTACTCAATTTGGAAATAACGTAAATCAAAAGATTATGTTATCAAGAAAAGAAGCAAGCAAGTATACAAACACTCTAGTAGCAATCAATAAAGTTTGGACTGCAAAACCTGAACATCCAATGGGTCAACCTCGATTGGAGAATAAAGGAGGAAAAACAATGTGGTATGATGCAACAGTTATTATTACCTTCGGAAATATTACAAATTCAGGAACAAGTAAGATCAAAGCCGTTACAAAAGGTAAAGAGTTTGAATTTGCTAAAAGAACCAAAGTTCAGATAGAAAAGAACCACATCGATGGTATTCAATCTAGAGGAGCAATCATTATGACCAGTCATGGATTTATTGCAGACGATAAGAAAGCAATTGATACATATAAAGACACTCATAAAGGATCTTGGGCAAATACGTTAGGGTCAACAGACTTTACAGTAACAATCGAAGCCGAAGTAGGAGAAGACTTAAGAACTGATATGGAAATGCTCGATGAGTAGTTATTTAGATATACTAAATAAAATCGAACAAAAACCAGACAGAAAACTAAACGACCATGTTTTGATTGTAGATAGTATGAATACCTTTATAAGGTCTTTTGCAATGCTACAGTCTATGAATCCACAAGGCCATCACACCGGTGGTCTTGTTGGTTTTTTAAGGTCATTAGGTTTTCTAAATAGAACAATTGACCCTACTAGAATCATTTGCGTATTTGACGGACAAGCTTCCTCTTCAAGTAGAAAGAATATTGATCCTGAATACAAAGCAAATAGAAATATTAAGAGGATTACCAATTGGGAAATATTCGATGATAAAGATGACGAGTTCCAAAGCATGACAATGCAAATGGGACGATTGGTTGAATACTTACAGTGCTTACCTCTAACTCTAATCTCTATTGATAAGATAGAAGCAGATGATACTATATCTTATCTAGCTCAGAAATTTGCAGCTAATAATAAAAAGGTAACAATTGTTTCTTCTGATAAAGATTTTTTACAGATAGTGGATGAAAATATAGAAGTTTATTCCCCTATCAAGAAAAAAACCTACGGAAAAAAAGAGGTACAGGAAGAAATAGGAATGATCCCTGAGAATTATTTAATAATGAAAGCACTATTAGGTGATAACTCAGATAACCTTACAGGTATAAAAGGATTAGGACCTAAGACACTCATAAAAGAATTCCCAGGACTAGTAAAAGATCCTTTATTTGAATTAAGTGATATTCAGAAAATTTGTAATGAAAAATTACAGACTAAGAAAATATTCGCACAAATACTGTATGATTGGAATAAAGTAAAAACTAACTATGAATTGATGAATCTTTTAGAGCCAAGGTTGGGAGATTACGAAATAGTTCATATATTAGATAAGATAAAAGAGCCAATACCTGCTTTACAGGTTGTTACTTTTTTAAAAATGTTAGAGGCAGATCAAATCGAAGCTCTAAACAAAAACGTTGAAGGATGGTTAGAGATTTTTAGACCGCTTTCAACATATCAAAAATAAGTTATAATAAAATAAGTTACATGACATCATTAGCAAAATTATCTTCCTACGGAAAAGGATTCCAATTAAAAGTATTGGGAGCATTACTAACAGACAAAAAATTCTTGCTTAACACAAGAGATTTACTACAACCAGATTATTTTGATTCAGATGCACATAAGTGGATCCTAGAAACTACTATCAAGTATTATGATAAGTATCATACTACAATTTCATTGGAAGCATTGAAAATTGAATTACAGAAAGTAGAGAATGATATCTTACAAGTAGCAGTTAAAGCAGAATTAAGAAACTGTTACGAAGCCACTCAAGAGGATCTAGCATACGTTGTAGAAGAATTTACTACCTTTGCCAAAAACCAAGAACTTAAAGCAGCATTACTAAACTCAGCAGACCTATTAAATCAAGGAGACTTTGATGGAATTAGAGGATTGATTGAAAGAGCTATGAGAGCTGGTATGGATAAGAATATGGGTCATGAATATAATAAGGATGTAGAGAGTCGTTATAGAGAAAACTACAGACCAACTATTCCAACACCTTGGCCGATTATGAATGAAACCATTGGAGGTGGTTGGGGCCCTGGCGATTTAATTATTATGTTTGGTAATCCTGGAGGAGGAAAGTCTTGGACGATGGTGGCAGCAGCAGCACATGCAGTACTAATGGGATTCAATGTAAACTTCTATACTCTAGAACTAGGAGAAGATTATGTAGGAAAACGTTTTGACTGTTACTTCACAGGACATGGAATTGAAGAAGTAAATAAACATAGAGGAGAGGTTGAGAAGATTGTAGGTAAATTAAAAGGAAAATTAATTGTAAAAGAGTATCCACCAAAAGGAGCTTCAATCAATACAATTAAATCTCACATCCAGAAATGTATCGATATGGATCACAAACCAGATATGGTTATTATTGATTATGTCGATTATTTAAAAGCACCTTCTAAATCTCGTTTCACAGAGAGAAAAGATGAAATAGATGATGTGTTTATTGGAGCAAAAGGACTAGCTAAGGAACTTCAAATTCCTATTCTAACACCATCTCAAGTTAATAGAATGGGTGCTAAGGATTCTGTTATCGAAGGAGATAAAGCAGCAGGTTCTTACGACAAGATGATGGTAGCAGATATTTGTTTATCTCTTTCTAGAATGAAAGAAGATAAGGTTTTAGGAACGGGAAGAATTCACGTTATGAAGAACAGATATGGAATGGATGGTATGACCTGGGATGCAAAAGTAGATACAAATAATGGTCATATTGAGATTTTAGGAAACATGTTACTAGACGAATCTGGCGACAAACCTAAAGGAAGTTATAAAGAAATAGCTAACAAGTTCTTTGAGTTGGAGAGTCAAGTTCCATTCTAAAAGCCTATTTATTTCTACAGTCATAATCTATAACGAATATTAAAAAAAGCGAATATGAGTCTAAAAGACGAACGCATAGTTTACAAACCATTTGAATACCCACAAGCACACGATTACTGGCTTAAAGCGCACCAAGCGCACTGGTTACATACAGAAGTTCCAATGTCACAAGACGTAACAGATTGGAATTCGAACTTAAAACCACACGAAAAAAATGTTATAGGCGGAATCCTAAAAGGATTTGCTCAAACAGAAACAGTTGTAAACGATTACTGGACATCTTTAGTAACAAAATGGTTTAGAAAACCAGAAGTTATCATGATGGCAGTTACTTTTGGAGCTTTCGAAACAATCCATGCTGAAGCATATGCTCTACTAAACGAGCAATTAGGATTAGATAATTTTGCAGAATTCTTAGAAGACGAATCAACAGCAGCTAAAATTCAATCTTTACTGGATGTTAGAGACGGAAATGCAGGAGAAACAGATTGGCATGAAGCAGCTAGATCTCTAGCAATATTCTCAGCATTTACCGAAGGAGTAAATCTATTCTCTTCTTTTGCGGTACTATTATCATTTAAGATGAGAAATAAGTTAAAAGGAGTAGGTCAAATAGTTGAATGGTCTGTAAGAGATGAATCACTTCACTCAGAAGCAGGATGTTGGTTATTTAGAACTTTAATGGAAGAATATCCAGAACTAAAAACAGAAAAACTTATCAACGATATTAGAGAAGCAGCAACACTTGCTCTTCAACTAGAATTTAACTTTATCGATAAGATATTTGAAATGGGAGATTTAGAGAATTTATCTAAAAACGAACTAAAAAACTTTATTAAACACAGAGTAAATACTAAGATGGGAGATTTAGGATTAAAACCTTTAATACCTTCAGATCAAATCGATAAAGGAGCTTTAAAACAAATGTTATGGTTTGATGCAGTAGTAGCAGGTAAACAACATACAGATTTTTTCGCATCAAGAGTAACGAATTATGCCAAAGGGCATATGGATTGGGACAACGCATTTTAATTTAATTTTATGGGAGTAGATTACAGTGCCTGGAAACCAGGCGTAGATTATCCGGAATGGATGAATGAAGTATCTTTGGCAACAATTTCAAACGGATATTTACTTCCGGATGAAAATCCAAAGAAGGCTTATAGAAGAGTTGCTGATGCAGTAGCTAAAAGATTAGATCGTCCTGATCTAGCAAACAAGTTTTTTAAATACATGTGGAAGGGTTGGCTAAACCTAGCTTCACCTGTACTCTCAAACACTGGAACTGACAAAGGACTTCCAATCTCATGTTTCGGTATAGATACTCCTGATTCAATCAGAGGTATTGGATTAACCAATGCAGAACTGATGAGACTTACCTCTTTAGGAGGAGGAGTAGGAATTGGACTAGGAAGAGTTAGAGGAAGAGGAAAAAAGATTGCCAATGGCGATACAGGTAACTCAGAAGGAATTATACCTTGGGCTAAGATCTATGATTCAACTATCATTGCTACAAATCAAGGATCAGTTCGTAGAGGAGCAGCTTCTGTAAATCTAGACATCAATCATATTGATATAAAAGAGTTCTTACGTATTAGAAGACCACAAGGAGATCCAAACCGTCAGTGTTTAAATTTACACCAATGTGTTTCTATCGATGATAAGTTCATGAAGAGATTAGAGCATAGAGATCCTGAAGCAATGGAACTATGGGTTGAGATTCTTAAATCAAGAGTTGAGACAGGAGAGCCTTACATTATGTTTAAGGATAATGTTAATAACGCTAATCCACCTGCATACGTTAAAAATAACTTAGATGTTACAATGACTAACATATGTTCGGAGATTGCTTTACATACTGACGAAGAGCATTCATTTGTATGTTGTTTATCTTCTTTAAATATTACAAAATACGAAGAGTGGAAAGATACTGATTTAGTTGAAACGGCAATTTATTTCTTAGATGGAGTATTAGAAGAGTTCTTAGTTAAGACAAATGGTAAAGATTCTTTAATTAGAGCACACCGTTCTGCTAAGAAAGGAAGAGCATTAGGATTAGGAGTTTTAGGATGGCATTCATTCTTACAATCAAAAGGATTACCTTTTAATTCAATCGCATCTACTTCTTGGACAAATAGAATATTTGCACAGATTAAAACACAAGCAGAAGCAGCTTCTAGAAAATTAGCTGAAGAGTATGGTGAACCAATCTGGTGTAAAGGAACAGGAATGAGAAATACGCATTTAATTGCTATTGCTCCAACAGTTTCTAATTCAACAATCTCAGGAGGAGTATCAGCAGGTATTGAACCAATTCCAGCAAACGTTTATACTTTCAATTCATCTAAAGGAACTTTCATTAGAAAGAATCCAGTATTAGAAAAATACTTAGAAGACAAAGGACACAATACAGAAGAGGTATGGCAGCAAATTTTAAAGGATAGAGGATCAATTGCAAATCTACCTGAAGACATTATGCCGTTTGATGATAAAGAAGTATTCTTAACATTTGCAGAAATAAACCAATTGGCTTTAGTAGAACAAGCTTCGGTAAGACAGAAGTATGTTGACCAGGCTCAATCACTAAACTTAGCATTCGATCCGGGAGATAGTCCTAAATTTATAAACCTTGTTCACCAGACAGCTTGGAAACTTGGATTAAAAACGTTATATTATTTAAGAACCGATTCTGTCATAAATGGGGATATCGGGAGTAGAACTTCTGAAGACTGTTTAAGCTGTGATGGATAAAAAATAAAAATATGGTATACTTTATAGTAGTAGTACTTCTAGTAATTGGAGCACTAGTTTATATTACAAACATAGCAAAAGCTGAAGTAAAAAGATTAGAACAGGTTATAGTTGAAAAAGAACTAGAACTGGTTGAAGAGATTAAGAAAGCAAGGAAAGATTCAACATTTAGATCCTCAGCAGTTAACTGGGGTAAGACAATTGAACACTTTGTTCCTTTCATGACTAAGTTTCCAGTACCACCTGAAGATGTAGTCTTTTTAGGAATGCCAATTGATTATGTAGGATTTACTAATACAGATAGCAAAACTAAATGTGAGGTACATTTCATTGAAGTAAAATCAGGAAATGCATTCTTAATGGGTAAGCAGAAAAACATTAAGCAAGCAATTCTAGACGGAAGAGTTCACTGGCATGAAATTGCAGTAGACGGTAACAGAGCAGAGATCACAGAAGAATAGCTATTTATATGAAATGAATATACTAGCCAAAATAGTAAAATTGTTATACCCTCTACTAATACTAGGGGGTATTTTATCTACACAGAGTCAAACCTTTACGCACTCAGGATATATCTATGGTTCAAATGCAGTAGGCATATCTGGTATACCAGTTTACCTGTATAAAAGAACAACACCAACATTAACAGGATTTACATCTCAGAATAACTACAACGGTCATTCCTACTATAGGTCAACAGGTTCTATGACCTGGACTGCTGCAAGACAGGCTTGTTTAAATATGGGAGGACATTTAGTAACTGTAACAACAGCAGCTGAAAATACTTTTATATTTAACCTATGGCCTAATGGATGGATTGGATTAACAGATGAAGCAGTAGAAGGGCAATGGAGATGGGTAACTGGGGAAACCTTTTCTTGGGCTAATTGGAATGGAGGTGAACCTAATAATTCCAATAATGAAGACTATATACAATTTGTAGGAGGAGGGAAGTGGAATGATTTACCAAATACATCACTTCCTTATGTATTGGAATTTGAGTATATAGTAGACTATACACCTTGGACTTTATTAACAACTTCAACAACAGATGCTTCGGGTAGATATTCTTTCTCTACATCAACAAACCCCTCAATAGAATACTACATTACTTTTACTCCACCCTCCTTACCATCTTTAATTAACCTAGATGCTCAAACCTCTAATACCTTAGTAACAAATCCTCTTCTAATGAGAAGTAAAGATTTCTATAGATTTGATGTTAATAGTGATGGAAAAGTAACCATATCAGACACCTACTTAATATATGCTAAAAAGAATGGATTATTTACATCATTCCCTGCCTCACCGCCGGATAGTAGAATATTCACCACAACACAATGGAGTACATTTAGTAACAGTACAGTAAATCAAAAGATAGCATATCCTGGAGTACAGTCTATAACAATCAATACACCAACCTCAGGAGGAGCATCTTCATTCTATATTACAAGAGTGGGGTACACTAACTAAAAACTTACAATATTTATTATAGACAAAGTGCAAGAGCACCAGGTTTTATTAAAAAAAATAACTTAAAAAAAAAGAAATGAAGAAATTACTTTTAATGTTAAGTTTAGTTTTAGTAACACTTACTGGGTATTCACAAACTATTGCACCAGATGCTACTAAACCTTACTTAATTTTTGATCAAGCCTACAACCTACAACCAGTTGGGGCAGCAACACCAACATCTGTTGCAATCTACTACGATAATGCAGGATCTACTGCCATTAAAGCAGTACAGTTTAGATTATGGTACGACAAGACCGTATTTGATTCACCTACCGTAACTTACGTAGGATCAGAAATAAACAACTATTTCCAAACTCTAGTAAACACAACAGAAGGTAGCGTAACAGTTACATGGGTTTATACAGGAGCAAATGCTTCATTCGACTTAACTGATGGGCAAATGTTTAATGTAGCTCTTCCTTTTAAAGCATCTTACACAAATGGTGCAGTAGCATCAATGGCTTTTACAGGAGCAACAGCTTATCCATCTTATGGAACTTTAGCCAATGGAACTGATACAGTATTAGGATTACAAAACTATGGTGGAGCATTTACAGAACCAGTATTTAACTATGCAGCTACATTCCTAAACGACCCAACCAATCCTGCAACAGACGTACCAGTTATCTTACAGAAATCTTCAAACGGAACAGTTTGGACTGATGTAATGACTGTACCAACTCTAGCAACAGGAGTAGCAGCATTTACAACAAACCTAGATCAGACATACTGGCAAATTAGAGTAAAAGTAGCACCAGGCTTAACAGCACCAGCTGCTTTATCTACAGCAGATTCTAATATGATTGCTCAAATGGCTACAGGAATTCAAACACCAACAGGTACTCAATTCTATACAGCTAACCCTAATCAAGCAAACAATATAACAATCTCGGATTCATATACAGTATTCTCTAGATTAGCTCAAGGTAATTCAACTTACCCAAACAATCCAGATGTATTATTCTTTACAGAAGCTCAATATACTTCAATAGCAGCATCTGCTACAAGTTTAGAGGCTACAATCCCAGGTCAAGTAACATTCCTATCAGCTAACATCAATAACACAGTTGCTGCTAATTACTATTTACTGGTACTAGGAGATGTAAACGGAACAGGACGTAACTAATATGATACGTTGGATAGTAATATTATTTATATCCATAAACTCACTCTACTCCCAGGTACAATTTCAAGTGCCTGGGATTACTGTGTTACCTACTCAGACTATTGAACTACCTGTAACTGTTTTAACAAATGGAAATACAGTAGGTAGTTTAGAATTTGCTTTAAACTATGATCAAAGCATACTACAATTCTCAGAGATAGTACTATCGGAACAAGCACAAACCTGGGTATCATATACAATGGATGCAGGTAATGGAAAAGTAAGATGGGGTGGTTATGATAAATCCCACGGAGGACATTCTATAACTACACCTTCAGAATTATTTATACTTAAGTTTATAGTACTAAATCCAAACTGGATTATAACTCCAATCACGGTTGGAAGAAAAACAGCAGGAGATGTACAGGGATGGGATATAGCAGTAACAAATACTAATGGGTATATCAATTATAATAGAACTGCAATACCTATCGATGAAACAAAAATAAACGGTATAGTACATCCAAATCCAACAGATGGACTTGTAACAGTAGATTTAATACTACCAACAAGTGATTACTATAGAGTATCAGTAGTAAACATGTCAGGTACAGAGTTAAGAAGGAGAGTTGAACATTATATAAAAGGAGCCAATATAACAGAAGAAGATCTTAGTTCTTACTCAAGTGGCACCTATTTATTAAATATAACCAGTAAGAACTTTACTAAAACATTTAAAATAATTAAAAAATAAATCATGTCAGAAGAAACAAACGAAGGTGGATTATCAGGATTGAAAAAAACAATCTTAGGAACTTTAACAACTATTGTAACAGCAGGAGGAGTTTGGTTAACAACTCATTTATTTGGAGGAGAAGCTACAGATAAAGAAGAAGTAAAAACTGAAGTAGCAGCACCAGCAGCTGCAGCACCAGTTATCATCAACTTATCAAACAATAACACCAACCAACAAAAACAACAATCAAACAATTCCAATTCAGCTAAAGCAGCACCTGCACCAGTTCAACAAACAACTCCGGTACAAGCAGCACCAGCTCAAAAAGAATCATGGTAAAAAAAATACTATTCATATTATTTCTACTAGCAAGTATAATAGGCTCTGCTCAAAAAGTAGGGTCTGTTAAAACGGAGGTCTACCAAGCTGATTTTGAAAAGAAACAGTCATTAGCTGTAGTGTCTGATTATACAGGAGACATAGTGATACCTATTCAGATACTTAAGATTGGTATCAATGAGGAACTATATGAAATATACCCTGAACTAAAAGACAAAAGAGTTGGTTTAGGAGTTGCAAATATAGTACTAGAATATTTAGAGTCAACTGATAGATTCAAATTTACAGAAGACAGAGAAGAAATAAAACAAAAAATGATAGCCCAGCACATAGCTTCTTCTAAGGGTATATCAGAAAATAAAATAGTTGTAAAGGGAAATGTTATACTTGCAAAATATTTTGTTTACATAGAAGTATATGATTTCAGTATTGGAGAGGATGAAGAAGTTACAACCTCAGGAGCTGAAATAAGACAAAAAACAATATTAGGGTTACAAATAAGATTTGTGGATGCACAAACTGGTGAAATTATTACTGGATCAGGATCCGGTGAAGCAGTTACAGTGAAGAAAGCAAGCCTATTAGACGGACTCGATGATATTAAATTTAACCAATCCACAATCGGAGTATCTACCAAAAAGTCATTAGAAACTGCCTCTTCAAGAGTAGTATCAAAATTGATTAAAAAGGGGATATTTCCGAACTAATGAAAAAATGGATTTCTTTATTTACTTTATTATTAACTCTGACATCGTTAGCACAGTCAGGGTACAACTACAGTTTTACAGATCCATGTACTCTATCTGTAAGGAGCGTATTCGTTCCTACTGGTAGCGGAGTAGTAGTTAATTATTTTGACAACTACAGTACATTCTCTTCTACAGACTTCTCATCAGGAGTCTTCGATGCTTGGATAGCTCAAGTATCTCAACAAAACTCATCATCACCTTGTCAATCTGTAACAACTACAGTAACAAATAATGTAACATCAGCTGTAGTAGCAAATACAGTTGGCATAGTAACAAATGTTGTAGCAATATCATCACTAGCACAATCTATGGCTAGTTTAAGTAGCTCAATAGGAAGCTCAATGTCAGCCACAGCAGGAGGTATCTCAAACATGGGAACTGGTAATGCAGTGGATAATAACCAAAGCAATTCAAATGGAAAATCAGATAACAAAAGCGGAGGAAGTACTGGAGGTACTCAAACAAACAACCAAAATGAAGGAAGCACTACCCCTAGTACAACAACTGGAGGAAATACTAATCCAGCAGGAGGAACAAGTACAGGCCAAGGAGGAAACACTCCTAGTACAAATCAACCAACTCAAGGAGGAGAACAAACGTCTCAACCATCTGTAGAAGGAGGCTCTACATCAGGTGCTTCTGGTAGCACTGCTAACTCAATTTCTAACTCTATAGATGGAGGAGGAAGCGAAGGTGGAAGCTCATCAGGAAGCGGATCACCAAGCTCTAAAAAACAAGCAGCAGCTAAAACATCTTCAGGAAGTCTAATTGCTTCAGGAGATATGGTTGCAATATCAAATGCTGATGGAGTAACAGCAAATCAATATAAGATAGTAGCAAGTATTACTCACGCTAATACTAGAGGTACAAGAATTAAAGGAGTACTATTCAACTTCACAACAGGAGTTAATAACGTAAATGTAACTTTATACAAATCATATATTAATAAATCAAGAAGTTTAAATACCATTGTAGCAAATTCAACTATGATGGATTTTGAAAAGAATATCTTCAATACTACAACTGCTTTAGAATCATACAAAGTAAATAAAACCTTAACAGGAATGTTTGGTTTGAATTTTACAGCAGGTAAAATGGGAGAAAGAGGTTTTTATAATTTATCAGCAGTAGGAGGAGGTCATGTTAGTGTAAAAGTAACTGAGAGAACTTCAACTAGCTTTTTGGTTTTAGCAATTTATTCACCATTCACTCAATTTTATGATGGGAAATGGTTTGGAGCAGGAATATTATTCGTACCATTTAGTTCATGGGATTTTAAAATAACAAAGACGTTCAAATACAATGTAAGTTTGACAGGAGTTTATGAGATGAATCAAAGTTTTCTTAACTATCAAATATTAACAGGAGGCAAAATATCATTCTAATCATGAAAAAACTACTATTACTACTACCGCTTTTATTCTTATTATCATCAGATACTCCTAAGGAGTGTTACAAAGTAACCAAAGTTACAACTCTAGTGGAAGCACCTGAGATGAAAAAAGAAAGAATCTTATTTGGAATTAAACAAATGACTGAAGAAGTATTATCTGAAAAAGTAGGACTATGTGAAGATGGACTTCCAGTTGAAGTTGAAGTAATGTCTATTGAAGCTCCAACCACATCTACTTCCTTTGGACCATTTGCAAAAGAGAAAAAAGAAACCATTGTAAAACTTAGAATCATAATTGGAAAGGATGATTACTGGGGACAGGGTAAGGCAAACGTTACAGTTCAGTCTACATTCTTAGACCTAAATGACGATAATTTACCATTTAGTAAGACTGCATTCTCAGGAGCAGTTAAAAAAGCTTTAGTGGAAGCCGTTGGAGAAATGTAAAAAAGTTCGTATCTTTACGATATGAATAAGCACTCTTTCAAATTCAAAAATAAAATTTACGAACTTACAGATCTCTGGGAAGAGACTTGTATAAATGACTCCAAGGACTTTCAAATGGAGCAGTTCAACTATTTGCTAAAGATAAAAGACTTTACTACGATGGAAAATAGGGTAAATAATCAAATAATGCTTGGATATTTAAAAGAAAGTTCGTATATTAAATAATAATCAAAAATCAAATTTATGTCAAAGAATTCAGCAAAAAGAATTTATCAGTCGGTAATGGAATGGATCCCAACCTTAAATCGACCAAAAGAAGTAAAAGAGCAATCAGCAACTAAGTTTTCTAAAGCAGATCACTACAAATCAAAAGGAGCATAATGTCTAAGAAAGTTATTAAGTTTTTCGCCGATTGGTGTGGACCTTGTAAAGTCTATGCACCAACTTTTGAATCAGTAAAGCAAGAACTACAAAGCGATGAAATTGAATTTGTAGAAATCAATGTTGAGAATGATCCTGATAACTTAGCAGGAGAATACGGAGTAAGAGGAATTCCTCATACAGTAATTCTAGAAGAAGGAGCAGAAACAAGAGCTGCATCAGGAAGACTAGGAGAGGAAGAGTTAAAAGAATTTATTTTAAACTAAAATTAAGAAAATGTTACGAAATCCAAACACAATACCAGCAGGTGATACAGTTATAGAAGATCCACAAATGGAACCTTTCTTTATTACTCATTCCTCATCAGGAGGATATACAGTTTACGAAAGAGTAAATAGAGGGAAAGACGATAAAGCGTACCTACGAACTGTATGTTATCCATCTACATTTAATCATGCACTTAAAACTGTTTCAAAAGAGTTACTAAACATAAATGGTAATAAACACTTTAGGACAATAAAAGAGTATATTGAAACTTGGAACTCTATCGAACAGAGTATGAAGACAATGACTACAATAGACGCATAAAGATGGGAGAAGTTATAGGACACCTTTGCGGGACTTGTGGAGAAAATCATCCAAGTCTATTAACTCTACCTGCACTTTTAGTTGTATTCGGAGGATATTATTCGTATATTAAGTGTAAAATAAAATCATTATGGAAAAAAAATTAGTATTACATCAAGTAAAATTCTCACCTAGTTCAATCTTCAGTAAAGAAGATGTATTGAGAATAGTTGACAGTGTCGACGAAAATCCAATCAAAGTTTATAAAATAGAAACAGTTATGACAGAAGATCCAGCAGAGAAATTAGTCTCTTTATTTGAATACCTAGGCCGTGCTGCAGGTACTGAATTAGGAAAACAAGTTGCTACAGCAGCAACAAGGGCCCATGAAACAATGGACATTAGAATAGTGAATACAAAAACCTACAAAGGAAAGGTAATGCTTTACAGAGAGATATTCCTAGATGAATATTTTCAGAAAAAAAGAGCATAATAAAAGGGTTTGCCTATACCCTATTAATACCTGGCACAAATTAAATTATAAATTATGTCTAAAAAACATGTTGTAGTATCCTTAAGTGGAGGAATGGACTCAAGTACTTTATTACTTAGATGCCTAAAAGAGTATGACACAGTTACTGCTATTAGCTTTGACTATGGTCAAAAACACAGAGTAGAGCTAGAGAGAGCTCAATCATTGGTAAACTATATTGGAGAAGAATCATCATCACAGACTGAATTACGTTATCGTCAAATTAAACTAGACGGATTAGTTGATCTATTAGATTCAGCTTTAGTAACTGGGGGTAAAGATGTACCAGAAGGTCATTACGAGCAAGACAATATGAAAGAAACAGTTGTTCCTAACAGAAACAAGATGTTCGCTTCTATTGCTCAAGCAGTAGCTTTATCGGTTGCAAATCGTACAGGAGAGACTTGTGATATTGCAATGGGAATTCATGCAGGTGATCATGCTGTTTATCCAGACTGTAGACAAGAATTTAGAGATGCAGATGATAATGCCTTCAGAATGGGTAACTGGGATGCTGAAAGAGTAGGTTATTTTACACCTTATCTTGATACAGACAAATTCGGTATCTTACAGGATGGAGAAGTTTTATGTAAAGAGTTGTATTTAGATTTTGATGAAGTTTATTCAAGAACTAATACTTCTTATAAACCAATATGGATACCAGGACCTGAAAGTAAATCAAGAGTAGAAGAAACTCACAGAACAAAATGGGGTGAATGGTACTCAGATTATAAATCAGCATCTTCAGTAGAACGTATCGAAGCATTTATCAAACTAGGAAGAAAAGATCCAGTTGCTTATGCAGACGAAACAGGACCAGTAACATGGGAAGTAGCAAGAGATGCAGTTCAAAAAGTATTAACAGAACATAATAATTAAGATCATGAATGAAACGACAACAACCTTAAATGGTTATTCAGGAACAACAACAAGTAACCACTCGGGAATAACCACAGGCCTCTATACAGGTAACATAGGAATGGGAACCTGTAATCCCTCTGAAAGACTAACAGTATCGGGTAACCACTCTAATGGAATAGGAGCAATAGGTACAGCGGTAACACCGGGATTACAATTATCAGGAAATGCAACAATTATTTATTCAACAAATCAATTTCAAAATAACATGACACCAAAACAAGTAAACGTAGCAGTATTCACAATCACAAGAGATGAAGATACAAATGAAATCAATTCAACTAAATTCTTAAAAGAATTATGGATTGAACAAAAAAACGGAACATCAATTGATTTATTAGTTGCAAAACAATTAGGAAATGATTTTGATCCTGAACTTACTATTATTAAAACTCTTTCTATAGTAAATTTCTAGTAAAAAAGTTGGAGAAGTAAATTAAAGTTCGTATATTTAAGTATTATTAATAAAAGTAAATAAAAATGAAAAAAGTATTTTTAACATTAGCCTTAGTGGCTTTAGTGGCAGTAAGTTGTAACAAGGTGACTCCGTCATCAAAATTAACAACAGTAGATTCAACAGCAGTTCAAACTGATTCAGTATCAGTTGACACAGCTGCAGTAGATACTACAACTGTAAAATAAAACACCCCCCAGTAGATAGGTCCGCCAAGAAAGTCTTTAAACAACGTGGGAACTGCGGCTCTCCCAATGTGGCTGGAATGTTTTATAAAATACCAATGCTCGCTGTTAATTGATGATGGTGTTAAACGGATGAAAAAGGGTTTATAGTAATCTAGAGTACAAGCAAATCATCAATCAGAAACCCTGAAAGACCAAGGTTGGTAAAAAAAGAATAGGTTGGTGTCAACGGGAAAGTTCCTGCTAGGGTTAACATGGACGATAAGTCTGGATGAAGGTTCGAATCCTTCACCTATTCCAAATTTTAAGATTACCGTTCTTTGAATTTAAAAAAAACAAAACTATGGAACAAATTTTAGCATTTGTTTTAGGTGTTGGTGCAGTTGCCTTTGTATGGGCAGTTGTGGTAGCGTTTAAGACAACGAAAAAAGTAAAACAGATTGAATATTCAATCACAGGACATCGAGAATGGATTCAAAACAACGATGCAATGGTTAACAGAAGAATTGATCAAGAAATTGATCGAGTAGATCTAATCTACACAAATGTATTATCAACTATAGATTCTAGGTTAGATAAATTAGAAGCAAAGATTACAAAAGAAAAACAAGTACTAAAAGGATAAATTAACGCAAAGAACGGTATTCTTTTTAAACAATATACCTATTTATAGGAAAATACATATCAATGAAAAAATCACAACTAGTACAATTAATAAAAGAATCTTTAAATGAATCATCTAAAGATAGTATAGCTCAGAAAGAATTCAAAATGAATTACAGTCAACTGGGTGCAAAAGAAAAGGAATGGGTTGATGATGAAATCGATAACATCGAATACAAAAAGAAAAAGAAAGTTCTTAAAGAAGAAAAATCAGTAGATCAATTAATGACTGATTTAGGAGATGCAATTCTTGCAGACAACAATGCAGCAATGAAAATTGCTTTCAAGAATTTGAAAACAGGATTGATAGGAAGAATAAAAAATAAATTAGAAAAAAAATATACAAACGAGAACTACGAAGAAGTAGATGATAAGTATGATACAGGGGGATACGTTGAAGCAATGGGTCCTGAACTTGACAAACATATAAAAGCAATTGCAGGTATATTCCAGGAATGGGAGGAAGGTCCAGCAACTGAACCGGGAATGGTAGGATATGCTACGTACGATTTAATAGAGTACATCAAAAGAGCAATAAGAAGATAAAGCAAAAAAATAAATCAACCATTAGTTGGTTCGGAAAGGAAAAGTTCATATATTTATATATAGAAAGCAATTAAAATGAAAGCACAACAAAACATACATCAATTAAATCGCACAGCAGAAAGAGCACTGATATTATCAGCCAGTTCGTTATGGAGTGATATTATATTTGAAGGAAGTGTTATTGGCTTTACGTATAATAATCAACCGAAACAAGGTGGTACCGAGGTATGATATAGAGATATAACATATAAATTCTAATAAGAAGCTCGGATCAAATAAAAAGATTCGAGTTTTTTTTTACAAAAGAGTTGCTAGAAAGAATAAAAGTTCGTATATTTAGGTATAAGAAATAAGAATAAGAGTTCATTGACATATTGGATAAAATTTGGAAGGCGGCCGAATGGACGAGGAGCTTGTCTTGAAAACAAGTAGCGGGTAACACCGTTGTGGGTTCGATTCCCATGCCTTCCTCAATATTGCCCGTTCGTATAAAAGTAGTACACATGTCTTTGACACATGCGGAGAAGGAGCGTTACCTTCATGGGCAACAAATTAAATTTCTAGTAGCGAAGCTAGGTTACATGCCTCACTTGGACTGAGGAGTACGCAGGTTCGAATCCTGCCTATTAGACAATCGCCCTCTAGGCTTTAAAGTGAAGCACCTAGCTTTTAACTAGGGTAAGAAGGAGCATTACCTTCAGGGGGTACACGGATGAGATTGTTACTAATTCATAGAACTGCATGGTGTGAGCGTAGAATTAGATTTGCCTCGTTGGCGTAATGGGAGCGTATTTCTTTTACATGGAAATGGCAGTGGTTCGATTCCACTACGAGGTACTAAGTAAGTTAATATGCTGTGAAAGCTTCAATGAGCGCAAGTTGAAGTTAGGTGGGTTCGAGCCCCTCTACTGTAGTAATAGCCTAAGTCGGAGGCAGCCAAGTAGCAGATAACATATTATAGCCGATTTGGGTTGTGCACCTCGTCCGAGAAGCCCTAATAGTTCCTAATAGTTCGGTATGGAACAACTTACTTAAAATGGGGACAACAGGCAAGGTGCCGAGCAGCTCTGTAAAAGCTCACTGGGTAGGTTCGATTCCTACTGGCCCCACAAAGTCATGGCATCAAATCCCGGTAGGGGTGCTGACTTAAAATAAACAACGATGGTGAAAATGGAGTCCTGCAGGCTAACCAGAAGTAACAACGAGGGGATAATTGGGGATTAAGCTAATCTAGTGAAAGCGCTAGCCTGAAGAGTTAGAGAGATCGGAGCGTAACCGATAGTCCCCACAATATTGGTCTGAAGCTTAAGAGGTATACAGCGGAGGTTTGTTAAACCTAGGATAGCAGGTTCGAGTCCTGTCAGACCAGCAAAACTACTGAAATTGAATGACACGAGCTTCATACGTTCGAAAGGAGTCATGCAGTAGTTTAAAATGTTCGTATAGATGTGCTGTGGATACGCAGGGAACACATCGAGTGGGTTAATGATGGTAGTAGGTACACAACACTCCTTAATACTAGGATTGGAGCGAAGGGTTGATGCATACTGCAGGTAATTAACAAGACTGGTTCGATTCCAGTTACGGGCGCAATTTCTCCTATAGTAGAATGGTTAGCACACATCTCTGATAAGGATGAAATGGAAGTTCAATTCTTCCTAGGAGTACAAAAGTTACCACGCTTGTTCCGTCAGTGGTTGTAAAGTCGAATCAATAAACGGAACCCCAAATGGAGGTCTTGCCTTAGTAGACTAAAGATTCTAAACGACAACTTTAAATGGAAAGTAAATCAACTAGGAGTTGAGACCGCTTGCTAAGCGTATCGTGCCTTCGGGCATGGGGTTCGATACCTCTACTTTCCTCTTTAAAAACCTGGTCCCTGTCCTCATAAAGTGTTTAAGGAACACAGGAGTTGAATGTGCATTCGGGGCGGATAGTGGTGGGACACTGATAAATAAAATCTTAAGCACAAAGATAAGTTAACGGGTTCTTATCAACTACCGACTTGATCTAGGATCGAAAATATCTCATAAGTATTTTCAGACAAGAGCGTAACTTGTAGTCGGTACAAAGCTAAAGTGGTGAAATTGGTAAACACTCCCATCGAGAGATGGTGCGGATTTTGTAGGTTCGAGTCCTACCTTTAGTGTATATGGTGTTTCTAGCTTAATCGGTAAAGTGCTTCACTGTGAATGAAGAGAACAGGGTTCGAAACCCGGAAACACACGACGACGCCCAAAGGACGATCGACCTGGCCAGAGACTAGTTCTTGCAAACTCAATGCCTAAAGTTGAGCGGCCAATCTATGGGATTGGCTTTACATCCCTGTGGTGAAACGGTAAACACAACGAGTTTAAGCCTCGTAAGCTGCAGGTTCGACTCCTGTCAGGGATACAAATGGTCTTGTAGCATAAATGGAAATGCACTTGAATACGAATCAAGAGATTGTAGGCTCGAATCCTACCAGGACTTCAATTGCCCTATTAGTTAAACGGATATAACGAATCTCTTCTAAAGATTAATTCTAGGTTCGATTCCTGGATGGGGTACAAAAAAATCGTATTGGAAGAAAGTTTGATCAACTTTCGTAGGTTAAGCGATATCCTACAAATGCAGGTCACAGACAAGGTGTCGGTACGGTCTCCAAAACTGCTACGGGTAAGTTCGATTCTTACGGTCTGCGCAAAATAAATTGTTTCATTTAAAATTAAAATCATGAGTAAGTACCAAAGAACACTGGTAATTGATTCAAGCTTTATGGCAAGATCTATTATCTCTACCGAAAGAGCTTTCGTGATTTCGTATAAGGGTAATGCAGAAGTTATAGCTGAACATCCAGAAACATTCGGATTAGTAAATCCGGATTTAAAAATTAATAAACCTTCAATCATTAGGGTTTACAAATACGTAAAACAAGACATTCAAAAAGTTCCTCTAACAAGAGAGAACATTTATCGAAGAGATAATTACGAATGTGTTTATTGTGGATCAAGTTACTTGAAGTCACTAACACTTGACCATGTCATCCCACAATCAAAAGGTGGAGCAAATGCTTGGGATAATTTAGTAACAGCATGTAGAACTTGCAATTCAGAAAAAGCAGATTTAACTCTTGAGGAATATGGTAAAGACATAGTAGAACCAAAAAGACCTCATTATCTAATGCTTATGAAACAGTTAACATACATTCCAAAAGAATGGGAAACATTTTTATTTTTCTAGTAAAAAAAGTTGCTAGAAAGAAATAAAGTTCGTATCTTTAAGTATAAGAAAGAAACATCACCTACTACGTAACGCACGATCGACGACACGTACTGTCTGGCAGGTCAGGCTAGGTGATAAATGGGCAGGGTGGTCTTGGAGGCCGGTGGCATTGCAACAGCTACAGACAGAGTTCGATTCTCTGCTTGCCCTCATTGAAGGTTCGACCCTCTACCATCTTGTATTACACCTACAGATGGATATCGAGAGGGAGCTACCGATTGATAAGTGACCGCACATGCGGTAAATGCCCGAGTGGTGGAACGGTAGACACGCTAGTCTTAGGAACTAGATACTGAGGGTTCGAATCCCTCCTTGGGTACGATAGTAGGACCGGGTTACCGGATATGGGTTCCTTAATTGGACAGAAGGACTGGAGTCCTAGTCGCCTACAAAATAAAATTAGAGTTCGCTTATAGTAAAGCAGCAGGGGCTAACCTGCAGAAGGGATTCCAACACCCACTCTAATTTACTTGCTCTCGACGCACAAATGGTGGTGCACCGGATTTGTAACCCGGAATAGAGCCAGTTCGATCCTGGCCGAGAGCTCAATAAATGCGAATGTCGTATAACGGCTCATTACTCTTGACTTCCAATCAAGGAATGAGGGTTCGATTCCCTCCATTCGCTCAAAATGGCCCTATCGTCTATCGGTTAGGACACATGGTTTTCATCCATGAAAGTCGGGTTCGACTCCCGGTGGGGCTACAATTGGGGCTATAGTATAACGGCTATTACAATGGTTTTGCAAATCATAAATTGGAGTTCGATTCTCCATAGCTCCACAAAAGGTCTATTCGTTCAACGGCTAGGACACTACCCTGTCACGGTAGGGATGAGAGTTCGATTCTCTCATAGACCGCTATATCGCGAGTTGGTAGAAGATGGTATCTCGCTAGGCTCATAACCTAGAGGTCGGGGGTTCGAATCCCTCACTCGCTACTAATGTCCTTTTAGCTCAGCCCGGTTAGAGCAGCTCGCTCATAACGAGAAGGTCACAGGTTCGAATCCTGTATAGGACACAAAAATTTTATCCAATAAAAATAAAAGTTATGAGAAGAGAGCCTGATTTTAAAGACTTAAATTACCAATTGGGAATGTATGTTGGAGAACATATTACGTTTAAATATCTTCCAGTACTATCTACAGATGCACTAAGAACAAATACAATAGTACCAGTATCTGAAGAAGATGCTGAAAGACATAGAATTGTAGATGATACGCTATACAGTTGCAAAACAGACAGGCAAAAAAAGTTCGCAGTCTATAAAGCTCTAAACAATGAACTTGCTAGAAAATATCTCTCAGAAAAATTAGATTGCATAGTACCTAAAGTCTATCCAACAGATATGGATAAATTTAAAGAAGGACTAATGGATCAGTTATGGGATACAGATTTATCTCATTATCTTCCAGAAGATGACTTCTATCAAGTGGGACATGAAATGGGTTGGGCAGATCATATTATACTTACTTTAAAAATAAATGATTAAAAGTTTGGATATTAAAAATATTGTTCGTATATTAAATAAAAATAAAAGATCATAGTTATGAAAAATTCATTAGCAGCAAAAGGGTTATCAATGTCACAAGCACAATCAATCTCAAACTTGTGCAATCAACGTTCAAAAGATATTACAGCACAATTGGCTGATATCAATAACGTTTCAAAAGAATTAGTAATAGGTTCAGATACCTATACTGAGGTTAAAGGAAATCCAATTCCAGCAAACGTAGTTGAATTATTAACTGCTAAAGCAAGATTATCTGCCACTCAAGCATTCTTGATGGAGAACATCAAGGCTAAGGACGAATTGATTAACAAAATCAAATACGAAGGATTTCAGTACTCAGTAGAGGCTCCAGTTCGTCCACAAACAATCTCAGAAAACATTCCAACAGAAGTGGATGAGGATTTTGGTTGGGATACTTTAACAACAGCCGAATACAATGAATTTATAGAGGCAGAGGCTTATGCTTCACATATTGGACAATTTATCCACAAAGGAGGTAAATTGGATCGATTGAGAGCAGAACTTCCTACCATTAAAACTTTAGAGTTTATGGAAATTGAAGTAGGAAAGAAAACTCCACTTAAAATAACTATTCATCATACTGCAGCACAATTGCTTACAATCCATGAGGAGTTAGCAGCATTACACAGAGGGTATGAGCAAAAAGTGAATTACTTCAAATCTAAGATTAAAAATGCTACTACTTCTGAGAATGCTAAAATTCAGAAAGAGAGAGGAGAAATTCAAGCAAGAGTTAACCAACAAAACTCAGACCTAGCAAATGCTTATAAATTAGCATATGAGCAATGGACTGCAGAGCAACGTAAAGCTCAACACGAGTTTGAAGAAAAACGTCAAGCAAAAATTCAAGATGCTGTCAATTTAAAAATTGAAGTAGCAGAAAGATTTCAATCTGTAGTAGATGAATTTTTAAATCAATTAAAATAATTTGGTGCTAAGAAGGTAAGCACAAGCTGATCCTTCAGAGCTTTATGCTGGGATAGTAGGGTTTTAAATATAAACTATATGATATATTCAATATTCAACTACAGACATAAACACCTCCGGGTGTTTGTAAACTCGCTTCCCTACAAACTTAAACCAAAACTGAGATAGAACTCAACAGCTAGACAGGTTACATCCCGTAAAGGGTGATTGGCTAGCGACTCTAGACTTAGTTTTTGTCCTTGCCCTTGTGGTAGTGGAAGGTTTTTGACTTTGATTTTGCATTTGACATCGTCTATATGCTTTACATCCCAGCAACATTTTTTAAAAATAATTAACAAAAAGCTTGCTTACGCAGGCTTTTATTCGTATATTTAGGTATAAGAAAAAGAGATATGAAAATTACATTAGAAAAAGATCAAAGAATCTTCTTTACATCAGACACACATTACGCTCACTCAAACATCTGTAGTGCTACTACAAACTGGACTGAGTCTTCGAACTTGACAAGAGAATTCAATTCACTTGATCATATGAACCAAGTACTTGTTGATAACATCAACAACATGGTTGGTGAAGATGATATCTTAATTCATTTAGGAGATTTTAGCTTTGGAGGATTTGATAAGATACAAGAATTCAGAAGTAGAATCCTTTGTAAAAACATTCACTTGGTACTTGGAAATCATGATCACCACATTGAAAGAAACAAAGAAGGAGTTCAAAAACTATTCTCTTCAGTACAAAACTACTTGAGATTAGAAGTAAGAAAGCCAATTAATAAGGCATTAACAGACAAGCATATTTTCGTTTGTATGCACTATCCAATTGCGTCATGGCATGATATGAACCAAGGAGTAATTCACTTGCATGGCCACGTGCATTTACCTTCACACCTACGAATAGCAGAGGGTAAAGCAATGGATGTTGGAGTAGATGGAAATGGTTTAGAGCCTTTATCACTAGGAGAGATCCTTATGATTATGAAAGACCAACCAATTAGAAAATTAGAGTTACCAAAGGATCATCACGAAAAAAGAATCTAATATGAAAGAGTTATTTTTATTAAGAGGATTACCTGGATCAGGTAAATCAACATTTGCAAAGGCATTAACAGGTGTTTATACTATAGAAGCAGATAAGTACTTTATGGATGGAGATGAATATAAATTTGATCCGTCTAAACTAAAAGATGCACATGCTTGGTGTCAAAATACTACACGGGTTTGGATGACAACTGGTGTAAAAAGAATCACAATAGCAAACACATTTACTCAGGAATGGGAAATGCAACCATACTACGATTTAGCTAAAGAGTACGGATACAGAGTTTACTCTTTGATTGTAGAAAATAGACATGAAGGGGTAAATGAACATGGAGTACCAGAAGAAAAATTAGTACAAATGAAAAATAGATTCGAGATCAAGCTATGAGAGTAGTAGAAGAGTTTGATGTTCAAGGAAGAGTTATTAAACAAAAAATAGCAGGCCCTTACTATGATTCTATTTGGACTTACGAGTATCAAGGAGATACAGTCATTGAAAAAAGAAGTGATGCTGTTTGGACTAAAATTATAAATCATAAGGATAAGACATCTAAATTAGTTTATCCTGATAAAAAAGAATACAATATAACTTATAATACATAAGAAATGGAAAATAATAACAGTGTTTGCTTTATAGCAAAAATAAATGAAGTAAGAGCAATTGAAGGAGCAGATAACATCGAACTTGTAATCGCAGGTGGGTGGAATGCTATTACTAAAAAAGGTGAATTTAAAGTAGGTGATGAAACAATCATTGCAACTACTGATGCAGTTATACCAGAATCTCTTTCTGAGGAAATGGGAGTTGCTTCTTACCTAAGAAAAGGAGGTAGAGTAAGAACTGTTAAACTAAGAGGAGTTTATTCTGAATGTTTAATCATTCCAATGACTTACCTTAGGGGTAAAGCCACAATGGGGGATTGGGATTTAAAAGAAGGAAGTGACTGCATGGAACTATTAGGTATCACCAAATACGAACCACCAGTTAAACAAATTCAACTTGCTTCAGGTAGAAAAATCAAATGGAGAGACAATCAAAACTTCCATATCTATTACAAATTCCCAAACCTTAAAAACGTTGATGGAATGTTTACAGAAGAAGATACAGTAGAGATTTCTCGTAAAATTCATGGTACAAATGCTAGATACGGTATTGTAAAAAAGACTAAATTGTCATTCTGGGATAAAGTAAAAAAATTCTTTAGATTAGCTGATAAGTGGATTAACTACGAATACATTTACGGTTCACATAACTGTGAGAAAGGATCTGACTCTCAAGGATTTTATTCTGAAGATGTTTGGAAAACAATTGCTGAGAAGTATGATATTAAAGCTAAGCTTTGGAAATATGTTAAAGATACAGCTAATATTGTAGACATTGGAAGTGGTATAGTACTCTATGGAGAAATTTATGGAGCAGGTATTCAAAAGAACTATGACTATGGATTGGATGATATTAAATTTATAGGATTTGATACAACTATGAAAGGTGACTATAATTCACCAGCGGGTACTTACGGTGCATTTCATTCACTAGACTTACCTTATATTGAAGTACTTTATTTTGGACTTTGGAATCAAGAAGTACAGGATAAGTTTGTATTTAACAACTTCATTGAAGGAACAAAAGTACCACATGAAGGAATTGTAATCAAACACAGTTCAGGAGATAGAAAAAAAGTAGCAAAGGTAATCAATCCAGACTATTTGATCTACGGAGAGAAGAATGATGTAGGAGATTCACATTAAAATAATTGTTAAAAGGCTTGTTTATATGAGCCTTTTTTCTTATCTTTAAGTATTAAAATAAAGGTTATGAGAGGAAGAAGAGTTTATTGTGAAGATATATCTCCGGTTCTAAAATCAATTAGAACGTCTAAGAAACACGGAAAGACAGTAGAAATCAACGGTCTACAGTACGAACATATAGGAGATGATATGTTGTATTGTTTAAAGACTTCAACCATTAAAAAGTTGGAGAATTAGAATAAAGTTCGTATATTTAGGTATTAGAAATTTAAAACAAAAAAGGTTATGGAAATAGTTTGGCATTGGAATTTTTTAGAAACACTAGGAGCTATAGTTTTGGTAATTATTGCTGCATGGGTAATACTACCCATAGTGGGTGTAATTTTCGTAAATGGAAAATTTAAAGGTTGGTGGTAAAATTTAAAAAGAAATAAGATGAAACAAGTAAAAACATTTGCAATCACATTTGTAGCAGCATTAGTATTAATGATCGTAGTAGTAAATTTAAGATAACATGGAAGACTTTTTCGAAGATTTAAAAAACAGACCAAGACCAAACTTATTCAGAAGAATATACCTTTGGTGGGCACATGATGGAAAGTATTATCACAAATACTTCAAACAAGGAGTAAAGAATCTATGGTACTGGTTTCCAATCATCTGGAAGGATAGAGATTGGGATGGTCATTACATCTTTGAGATACTACAGCACAAATTGGAAGCACAAGCCAATTACATTGGAAGAAGAGATCTTCACACAAGAGCACAGCTTGATGCTAAAAGAATGAGACTTTGCATCTCTTTAATTAAGAAAGTGCAAGAGGAAGACTACACAATGGAGTATATGGACTACCATAAGGACAGAGTTTGGTTTACAGATGTTGAAGACAGACCAGGAAATTCTCTATATAATTCAGAAGAAGTATGGGAAAAGTATGATGAATATTTTGCTAAATATCCTTTAGTTTATAAAAGAGTAATGAAAGGAGATGGAGTATTTACTTTAGATGGTAGAAATGAATCTGATATAAAAAGAGTCATTGCAATGAATATTGCTCACCTTAATCACGACAGAGCAAGAAAATTGTTATTTAAAATAATGGAAGAGAACATCGAGGGTTGGTGGGACTAAAAACAAAAGAAATGAAAAAGAAAATATACTTAGATGATGTAAGAACACCTAAAGATTCATCTTGGACCGTAGTAAGAAACTACGAGCAATTTGTTGACACAGTTACTTACATTGGATTGGAAAACATAGATGTAATCTCCCTAGATCACGATTTAGGAGATACAGCAATGGCTGAATGGCATAAAAATGTTTACCATAATTACGAATTAAATTATGATAATATTACAGAGAAGACTGGAATGGATTGCACTAAATGGTTGGTCAATCAATGGTTGGATGGAGCTCCTATTGTGGATGTTGTAATACATTCTGCAAATGCAGTTGGTAGTGGAAACATGATGGGATACATAAATAACTACAGACATATTCACAGATTACCTCAGAATTGTGTAAGAGTACAAATAGAACATACAGTATAATGAATAAGGTAAAAGCATTCTTTGATGCAACAGGAGCATTCTTTCTTTGGTGTTGGAAATATCCAACAACTCCAATTGAAAATTTTCAAGATGCAAGATTTAGATATCAAGCACAAACTGATCCTGAACTTAAAGAAACATTTGATGAACTTGAAAAATTAATAAGAGAACATGACACTAAAGGAGAAGTTTAAACAATGGTTAGATACTGACCCAAGACTTCAAATAAGAGAAGTACAACTTGAAGTAATAGCAGAAGAATTTGCTATTGGGTTTGCAGATTGGATCTCAGAACAACCAGAAGTAAAGATTATAAAAAAATCAGGATTAGATAATTGTTATATAAAAATGACTTCAAAAGAACTATTAAAAATTTACAAAGAAGAAAAAGGATTATGATAGGAGGAGCACAACCAAAAGTATTATTAAAGCTAAATGATAGTAATGAACTATTATTAGATGAAATGTTTGTACAAATTTATGGAAAAGAAGAAGATCATAAATACAAACTAGTTCGAGAAAGAGATGGTCTAACAAAAACATCTATGGATGTAAAATGGTTAGAGTTTGGAGAAGACGGAAGATATAAAGCAGACCTTCCAGAAATAGCAGTTGGAAGAAGTTTAATTATGTCTCCTTTTAATCATTCATTTACCTGGCAAACAACATCAGTAACAGAGATTGTAGAGCAGAGAGACGGTTATATTAAATTTAAAACAGAAAACAGTAACTACGAATTATTTAAACTTTAGATTATGATTTGGATTTTATTACTTTACGTTTTACCATTAGTACTTAGTATACTAGGAGCATATCTTATGGTAAAAAGAGATGGAGGATCAGTAACGGAGTTTTTAGAACCACTTCCTTTCCTCTTTATTCCATTAATTAATATACTATTCATAGTAGCTGGAATATATTTTTCAATAGAAAAGTGGATGAAAAATGATGAGTCAGTACAAAACTTTTTAAATAAAAAGCTATAATGAAACAATACAAACTAATAAAAGAAAGATTAAATTTAAAATAAAATGAAACTAAGTAAATTACTAAAACAATGGATGTTAGAAGGATTAGTTTCTACTGATAAATTAGAAACTGAGTATTTTGAATTAAACGAATTAAACATAGACTCTTTAAATAGCTATGAATACGAAGAAATTAAACTTCCAATTTATACCAAATCCTACAAATTTAATGATAGATGCGGTAACGAACTAGTAGTAGTTTACACAAAAGGCATTGATGAGTTTAAAAGTGGGTATAGAGTTAAAGGAGTTGATAGTTTAGTTTTTGATCCTACAAAATTTTTAAATATAGAGGATGGAGTTAAACCCTGTCCTGATGATAAAAGGATCAATACTGTATATAAAATTCTATTGGAAGAAATAGTACCTGAGTATCTATTAAAGAAGAAACCTAGTAAAATTTATTTTAATCCAATTTCAGCTTCAAGAGATAAACTAACAGGTATTCTTATAAGTAAGATAATTAAAGTTCACCCTCAATTAATAACAAGTAACAATTACTTAGTAAATAAATAAAATGAAAACACGCATCACGATTCTGTCCGATACACATACAAGACATGGATTGATCCCTCTTACAGATCTACCTGGAGGCGACATTCTTATCCATGCAGGAGACATAATGAACTCAGGATACAACAAAAATGATATCTGGGATTTCTGTCATTGGTTTCAATCACTAAAGCAATATGAAGATAAAGTATTCATAGCAGGTAACCATGATCGCATGTTTCAAAATCATCCTGAGGATGTGAAAGAATGGGTAGACAAGTTTGGAGATATAATCTATCTTCAAGATGACGACTTCGTTATCTACGGTGATGGACCAGAAGGAAATTCTCCTCAAGACAACATTCGTATTTACGGTTCACCTTGGCAACCAGAATTTTATTCTTGGGCATTCAATTTACCAAAAAATGGAATTGAGATAGCAGCAAAGTGGGAAGGTATTCCTTCAAACACAGACATCTTAGTTACACATGGTCCAGCATTTGGAACCTTAGATACAGTAGTAGGAAGACCTTGGGATGGATTAGGATGCGAGTTATTAGCTCAAAGAATTGAAGTTATTAAACCAAAAATCCACATCTGTGGCCACATTCATTCAGGATATGGTTATGAGTTTAAAGATGGTACACACTTCTTCAATGCATCAGTATTGGATGAGGCTTACGAGTACACTCAAAAGCCAATAACCTTTGATTGGGATAAGGAAAAAAATACAGTAACATTTATTTAAGAAAAGTTGGCTCTTCGGAGCCTTTTTCTTATCTTTAAGTATAATTAAAAAGGTTATGGAAGATCAAGGTACATTATTAGAACAAGCATCATTTATATTCTCACAAGATGCTAATTGTCTATCAGACAGGGATGAGTATGAATCTTTAGAGATAGAAGCACGTTCAAGTATAGGAATTGATAGAGACGAGGATTGTTTCTTTATACTAAAAACAGACAAATGGTCAGTAGGTTCAATAGAGGAACTAGAAACATTATTTGATAGAATAAGACAAGTAGTAATTAAAAAATAAAGGTTATGTTTAAAAGATTTTTCAAGTACACACCAACATCACAGGAGCAACAATTCATAGATATTGTTAACAAGTTATTAGTACATCCTAAAACATCCTTAAGGATGACACCTCTAACAGATAAGTATTTTCTTATCAATGAACAGAAGCATTACTATATCTTACTTCAGAACACAGGTATTCAATTAACAAATTCAAAATTCTCATTTTGTAAGTCTTTGCATCCAAAAGCATATGATATGGTTATAGAAAATATCCATACACATATTGAAGCAAACAGACAAGCACTAGAGGATAAGTTATTTAGAAACGAAACAAATATGCTGGAGACAGTATTAAATAATTTATAATGGAACTAAACCGTCATATAACACTATTTCTCCTTAAGAATGGATTTTTAAAAAAAACAGAAGGTGGTATCTATACTAACCCAAAATGTACTGTTACAGTTTTAGACGACTGTTATAAAATTAATTATGATCATCCAGAACATGGAGAAGTTTCAACATACACAGACTCTTGGTCAATCCCTCATTTAGTAGGAGTATTAACTTGGCACGATTTAATAGATAAAAATTATAATAAATGAAACAATTCTTAGCATCAACCATTGTAAATGGTAATGAAATTAAATTAGTAAAAGAAAACAATGGATACTTTATCTATTGGGGAGAAGAAGGTAGAGCTAAGGCAAAACAAGAACTACTAACACCAAAAGGAAGAAAACCTTCACAAAACTCAGCACATAAGAAATTCTTAGAGGCAGTAGAGTCAACACGATATTTAAAATTTAGTAAACTATAATGGCAGCACTAACAGACAACAAGTACGACGTATACAATTGGATTAAAAAAGTAATTGATTCTTGTACAACATATTTCCACTTCATTAGAGCATACAACCTTATAAATAACTTTAACGACAGATACCAGGATTGGGAGATGTCAGGAAGCTTACGAAACTATTTACATGATAAACAATTTAGATAAAATGGGAGGATTATTTGATATGATGGATGATGCCATCGTACAGGAATTAGGAGTTGATCTTTATACTTACATTAAAATAATAGATCATAAATGTACTGAAGAAGAAGCAAACTTTATTATTCTGACTATAATGGAAGAAGATGTTGATAATCTAGAAAAAGCAAAAGAAATGTTTAATAAGTATTTAGATGAATAAACTAGATAAACAATACACAGACCTTCTTCAAGACATTCTTGACAACGGAGTAAAGAAACAAGACAGAACAGGTACAGGAACAATCTCAGTATTCGGAAGACAAATACGTCACGATATGAAAGATGGTTTTCCACTTCTGACTACCAAAAAGATGCCATTCAAAACAATAGTAACAGAACTACTTTGGTTCTTACGAGGTGATACAAATATCAAATGGTTAATTGAAAATGATTGCCATATTTGGACAGGAGATGCTAAAAAGAGATATGATGAAAGTTATTCAGAGTACTGGACAGCAGGAAACAATTCACCAAAGTTTGTTAATATCTCTACTAAGGAATTTGAAAAACGAATTATAAATAGTGATGAGTTTGCTAGGAAGTGGGGTGATTTAGGTCCAATTTATGGTAAGCAATGGAGAAGTTGGGAAAATATTCAAACACAAGACTATACAATGTCAAGTGGATTAAATTCAGTCCGTAATGTAAAAACTCAAATAGACCAAATCCAAAATCTAATCAACAACCTTAAAACAAATCCAGACTCAAGACGATTAATGGTTAATGCTTGGAATGTTGGAGAATTAGACCAAATGGTTCTTCCACCTTGTCATTATGGATTTCAAGTTTATACAAGAGAGTTGAGTAGAGAGGAGCGATACAACTTAACGCCTTCCACAACAGGACACTCAGAAAAAAATATAGAGACTAGAAAGAAAATAAATAATTGTAAAGGTAATATTCCTGGAGTATCGTATCACGAGGAATGGTTGGACAGTTTTAATATTCCAACCAGAGCAATCTCTTTAATGTGGAATCAACGTTCAGTAGATACATTCTTAGGTTTACCATTCAACATTGCTTCTTATGGATTGTTATTAGAGATACTAGCAAAAGAAGTTAATATGGTTCCTGATGAGTTGATTGGAAATCTTGGAGATGTTCATTTGTATTCAAATCATATTGAACAAGCAAAAGAGCAAATTGGAAGAGATTTAAAATTCCCAGAAAGGGCAGAAATGTTAAAAGATAAAATGGGTGAGGAGCAATACAATAAAGTAGTTGATGAATTAATGCCATTTGGTGGAGGTATGAGTGAGTATTTTGAAACTTATAACATTCCATACAGTACTAGTAAACCTTTTCCATTACCGACACTAAAATTTAATCCTTGTCCTATAACAGGAATTGATATGGAGTATCAAAGCATAGCTCAATTTGAAATAGAGAACTATCAATCACATCCAGCAATTAAAGCACCTCTTTCAAATTAATATCTATTTATTAGAAAATACTTAAATGGCAACATATACAGCAGCACAAATGTATGGAACAGGATCTCAGGGTGAAACAATCACAGGAGCTACTTTATTTACATTTATCAATCCAGGACCTTCCTCATACTTTACATTTGAAACAATTCCAAATAGAACTGGAAGCTTTGTAGGTAAGCCAACATGTGCACAAGGGGCTTGGTTACCATCAACTCCGTACATGGGAGTTATTTCATCATCATATGTAGCATCAGCAGTAGTACAGCCAGGAACATCTTCAGTCTATTTTAATCCTTCCTCATCAGTTGCAGGAACTGATTACAATTTTAGAGGTACAGGAACTTTTACGATGACCACTTTTAATCCTTCTGGATCTTTATTTGCAGCAGGAGAAAAAGGAGTTTGGTTTGATGCAGGAGATTTATCAACACTATTTCAAGATGTAGCAGGAACTATTCCTGTAACAGCAGTAGGTCAATTTGTAGGTAAGTGGTTAGATAAATCAGGTAATGGAAAACATGCTGTAGCATCAGCAAATGATACTACTCGACCAAAATATCAAATAGATGATGAAGGAAATCCAAACGTAACCTTCACTAGAGCAGCAACCACTCAACTGGTTACTCCTTCAATTGACTTTACAGGAACAGCTCAAATGACAGTTTGTGCAGGATTACACGTATTAGAATCAGGTTCTGCAGGAGTCGCACTTGAACTAGGAACATCTGTTGCTACAGTCAATGGAACTTTTTCAATTGGTGCTCCAAGTTCAACAGCAGACCATAGTATAAATTTAAGAGGAACCTCGACAGTAAATGCAAGAGTAGCCAATGTAGTAGACGGTGATGACATCATTACTGGCTTATTTGATCTATCTCAAGCTACAAGAGTTCTTCAAGTTATTCCTCGCTTGAATTATATACAAATCCCAGATGCTCAAATTACATGGACAGGTACTACAGCAGGTGGAGGAAATTTTAGTAACTTACCTTTGTACATAGGTTCAGAAGGTGCATCAAAAACACTTCCGTTTGGAGGAAAAATATATCAAATTATAGTTAGAGGAGTCTTATCAACAGCAACTCAGGTCTACCAAATAGAAACATTTACAGATTCTAAATTAGATTAAAAATATTATTAAAAATAATTAAAGAAAAGCTTGCTTCGGTAAGCTTTTTTTCGTATATTATAATATCAAATAAGAGTTATGAAAGCACAAAAGCTAAAAGTAAGAAAGATAATAAGAGAATACAAAGCAGCTACCACAAAAGAAATTTGGGAAGGAGTAAGAGACAATTTTACTTTTGGATTCATAGGAGCAACTCTAGTAGTCTTCATAGCTACAAGAGCCGATATGGCAGTACTATTAGGATATCTAATATACTATAACTTTATGGGCACAATTGTTAACAGACCAAAATACGTAACAGACCTAGGAAAGCTAATAGTATTCCCAATACCTTCAGCACTTGGAGCATTTGCAGGATATAAACTATCATACATCTTACTACAGTACATATGAATTTTATAACAGGACTACTGTACGGTATATTAGCACAAATATTTACATTCATACAATTGCAAGGACAGTTTAGATGGGAATGGGCTAAGTCTCATCCATTTATGATGTCACTTATGGGTATACCTTTATCTCTCCTATACTTAGGATCAGTCAAACATATGGTAGCACATTTTGATGGACAGCTTTGGCCATCACGTCTTCTAGGCTTTGCAATAGGGGCAATAGTTTTTACAGCAATGTCTTGGATGTGGTTCAAAGAACCAATGACTTTAAAAACTTTAATCTGCCTGGGGTTAGCACTTTGTATAATGGGCATACAATTATTTTGGAAATGAAAAACTTAGAAACATGTCATCACTGCGGTGAAGAAAAAGAGGATTGTTATCACGGATTTATAGCAATGTGTCTTCCAATTCCTGAAGCAGAAGCTAAGATTGAGAAGTGGGGAAGAAAAGATTGGTGGAAGAATCTAGAAAGAATAGATCTTACTCAGGATGAAATGTTAGAACTTGATAACCTTTCTTACTACGATCAACTGTTAAATACAGTTGGAAAAGGAGTTCAGTGCAATGACTGCGGAAAGAAAGAAGCAGAGCTATATAAAAAATATTATCCAGAAAATTTGGAATCTTAAAATAAATTTCGTATATTAATGCTATGAGACAATTAAATAATCACATCAAAGAAGTTATGGAAATAACTCCTACTAAGAAATCAACTGCACCTAAGAAGGTAAAAGTGAAAACAGACTACACTAAATCCATTGTTTGGATTAGTGCAGGAGCAATCACAGTATTGCTATGGACAATAATTTACAACTTAATATTTTAATATGAAATTTCAATCAACAAAAGTATTTGATGGATACTCTACAGTATTTCGTCAATGGAGAGCAGAAGGTACTCATTGTAGTTTTCTTCACGGTTATGGCATTTCTTTCAAAATTATATTTGAAGGAGACCTAGACGAAAGAAACTGGGTGTGGGACTTTGGAGGAATGAAAAGAGCTAAGAACACTATTGATGGTATGGCTCCTAAAGCATGGATGGACTATATGTTCGATCATACATATATCATTGCATTAGATGATCCTTTTCTATATAAAGCACATGCAATGCACGACGAAGGTATAGCTCAAGTCCGGGTAGTTCCAGCTACAGGAGCAGAACAATTTGCAAAATTTATTTATGATAAAGTATCTGAGTTTATTAAAATTGAGACAAATAATAGAGTAAGAGTAGAGAGTGTAGAATTTAAAGAACATAGTAAAAACTCAGCAATATATGGAGAGTAAATTGAAAAGAATAGAAGATTATAACAAAACACTTCCCATTGTAGAGCTTTATACAGCAGTGCAATCAGAAGGAAGTAGAGCAGGCTATCCAACGGTAGTAATCAGAACAACAGGCTGTACTCACAGATGTTGGTTTGGTGATGGTGGATGGTGCGACAGTTGGTACACCAGTATTCATCCTGAAAAAGGACATATTAGTTTCCAAGACATCATAAACATGTATGATGCAAATCCTCACATCACAGAGATGATGTTAACAGGAGGATCACCTACAATGCATCCAGCATTAGTAAACGAATTAACACATTTTGCACATGAAAGAAATATTTTCATTACGATTGAGACCGAAGGAAGTCATTTTCTTGAAACGGATTACCCAATTAATCTATTATCAATCTCCCCTAAGTTTTCTAACTCTGTCCCTAAGGTTGGTATTCTTACACCTCAAGGAGATGTGGTTGACGATAAAATGGTTAAGCAACACAACAAATTAAGACTTAACTTTGATGCAATGTCTAAATCAATTTCATATCATTCTGACTATCATTTAAAGCCAGTATGGGATGGAGAGGATCAAGAAGCATTGAAAGAGATATTAGGATTAATAAAAGTTCTAGATATACCTCAGGACAAAGTCTGGTTCATGCCAGCAGGAGATTCAAGAGAGGCTTTATTCAAATCATATCCAAAAATGTTTGATTGGGTGAGAGATAATGGTTATAGATTAACCTGGAGACCTCACATCATTGCATTTGAAGACCAAAGAGAAGTATAACATGAGACCAGCAACTACAGTAGAAACATTGTACACTCTTCATACACTATGGAGAAAGGGACAGATACAAACAGCACAGGTAAAGCATTTAATTAAAACTAGCTGCTTCCTAGAACTAACAAGCATAACAAACGGAGGCATCACAGCCGAATCCATAGACGGTAAAACTAAATATTCAATTAAATAAACAAAAATGACGTTACAGGAACTAATTACTTTAGCAGGAGATAGAGATCTATCAAAATCATATCCAAAAGCAGATGGCCTTTACATCTGGGATTATAAATTACAATTCAATCAGGACTTTGAATTAGACTTAGTACTAATACCAAGCGATTCAGGAAAGACAGGATTCAAAGACAAAGTGTCAATTCAGGAGTTGGTAACCTATACATTAGGTGAACACAGTCAGGAACTCTCATCAGAACAAATATTATCGGAATTACAAATTGTAGGTGTTGAAGGTATAACAGTAGCAAAAGTATAACATGAAAAAGTTTTTATTATTACTTTTACTTCCGCTAATAGGCTTTGGACAACTAAGAGATAGCATTTACGTAAAGACAGACATCTACGAAGTAATGTACTCTGAAACATTGGAACAACCATTATGGGTAAAGTATACAGTGGCTTGTACCGGAGCAGGAGCATCTAGAAAAGGAATGGACTTTTATACAGATAAAACAATCCATACCTCAGATGCAAAAGATTATGCATTCAATGTTTACGATAAAGGACATTGTGCACCTGCAGCAGATTTTAATTGTACTAGAGAGATGTTATTTAAAACATTCTCATATTTGAACTGCACCCTTCAGAACGAAAGATTAAACAGAGTGCATTGGAGATTGTTGGAAGATTATGAAAGATTACTAGCATATACCGAAGGACCAGTCAATGTTGAAATAAAAATAGTATTTGACAAAAGTCCCAAGAGAGTACCTGCAGGTGCAGCTATCCCTACCGCTTTCTATAAAATTATTAAAACAAAGAATAAGTCACTTAAGTTTTTCTTTAAGAATGAACAACCAACCAAGCCGACGTTTGTCGACTATCAAATCAAATAGTTATGGCATTAAAAATAGGAAATAAGATATTCATAAGCTGGGATGATATGAACATCCTAGTTGATGAACTCTGCAGTACGATTTCAAAATCAGGAGCAGAAATTAAATCAATTACAGGAATTGAAAGAGGAGGATTAATACCAGCGGTAATGATCTCACATAAGCTAAACATTCCTTATGTAACGAAAATCAATAAGTATACTCTTGTTGTAGATGATATTTGTGATACCGGAGAGACGTTAAAAAAGACTGTAGCAGGTTTTACAGCAACACTTCATTATAAGAAGACAGCAATCTTTACACCGGACTTCTATTCAAAAGAAGTAGGAACAGAGTGGATTGTTTACCCTTGGGAAAGAAATGACTCAGAAACTATTCAAGATTATTTGAAAAAATAGTTGTAGGATAGAATAAAAAATGTTATATTAAATAAAACGGAGTCGTAGAACCTCCATAAAAACAATCTTATATGTCAAATAAAAAATTTATCGACGGTACAGAATTAGTACAAGCCGGATTCGCTAATGGTATTTCATCTCAATTAGCTAAAAAACAATTAACAGATGGTCCAGAGGCAAGACTAACTGAAGTAGAAAAGCAACACATAATCGAAGATGCAGCAGAAGCATTTGGTAACTTCTTAACAGCTTTAGGTACTGATTGGAAGAATGATCCAAATTCATCTGATACTCCAAAGAGAGTTGCAAAGGCTTATGTAAATGATCTATGGGCAGGAAGGTATGCACCACTTACTCAAATCACAGCATTTCCTTCAGATGGATATGATGGAATAGTTCAAGAGAGTAACATACCAGTTACTTCAATGTGTTCACATCACCACCAAACAATCTCCGGAGAGGTAAGCATAGCTTATATTCCCTCTAAAGATGGAAAGGTAGTTGGGCTTTCAAAACTAAATAGAATTGTAGAGCAGTTTGCTAGACGTGGAGCAATCCAAGAACAGTTAACAGTTGCAATTCATAATGCAGTAGATAAAATCTGTGAAGGGAATCTAGGAGTAGCAGTAGCAATCTCAGCAACACATAACTGCGTATCATGTAGAGGAATTAAACATCAAGGAGCTTCAATGCAAACAGCAAAGCTAACAGGATGTTTCTTAGAAGAAGATTCAGCAAGAGCAGAATTCTATTCAAATATTAAACTCGGAAAAAATAACTAAAATCAAACAAAATGGATTATTGGCAAGTAACAGTGCAATTGGAGCACGAAAACGACAGAGGTCGTATTCAGAAAGTAAGAGAACTTTATTTAGTAGATGCAATTTCAGCAACAGAAGCTGAAGCTAAAATCTATGTAGAGTTCGAAGGAGAGTCTAACTTCACAGTAGTAGGAGTTAATCAATCTAAAATATTAAAAGTATTGGAATAAAAAGTTGGACCTTCGGGTCCAATTTCTTATATTAATAAAAAAGTAAAAAGTTATGATAACAGATCCAAAAGTACCTTTTATTGATGAGGTAGAAGAGTTTAATGCCGTAATGGGCAAACCTAACAACTATGAACCAACTATCCCCGAAAGAAAAGAATGGGAGTTTGTATACAATTTCATCCTTGAGGAATTGGAAGAATATAGAGAAGCTTGCGAAAGAGGAGACATCGTTGAGGTTTTGGATGCTTTGTGCGATATTGCTTATGTTTCCCTTGGGAACGGTACTATGTTACATGGCCTTAAGGATAAGATATGGCCAGCATATCAAGAAGTACAGGCATCAAATATGTCTAAAGCTTGCAAAACAGAAGACGAAGCTTTACAGACTGTCATTAAGAGAGCGCTCGAACAGAATGAAGCATGTCATCATGAAAAAGTTGGAGACTATTATATCGTCTATAGAACAAGAGATAGAAAAGTAATGAAGAACGTTAACTATTTCCGTCCGGACTTAAAACAATTCTTTACAGATAAAGAACTTCAGAAGTCATATTTAAAACAACTAACAGGAGAGTAGTATGCAAAAAGCATTAGACCATTTAGAGAAGCATAAAGTCTTTATTGAGACTTTAGGAACAGATATGATACCTTTATCGGAAGCTTACAAGGCAGTGGAGTTATCAATCGATGAACAATTACAGGACACTTTATCTTTACTACAGGAACAACTCGGAGGATTGACAGAAGAACTAGAAATACCAGAAGAAAATGATTAAGATAGCTCACGAATCACCAAAAAGCATATTCAAACAGGTACAGAGTGTAACTGACTATGACTATGCACTTGTACATTTATTTGAAGAAGATCCTGAATACCTACAGCAATTTCAAGAGGCAAAGGAAAAAGGAAGAGAGATTATTCTAGATAATTCTATCTTTGAATTAGAAGAAGCTTTTGATGCAGAGAAGTTTGCAGGATGGGTATTAGAGTTACAACCAGATTGGTATATAGTTCCTGATGCTTTAGAGGATGCAAAGAAGACTTGCTCACAAATGGCAAATTGGATAAACAAATATAAAAATCTTCCAGGAAAGAAGATAGGAGTTGTTCAAGGAACAACCTATCAGCAGATTAAATCTTGTTACGAATACATGGATAAGATTGCTGAAGTTGATATGATTGCAATTTCATTTGACTATTCTTACTATGTTAAATCAGTTCCGCATCCAAACAAATATGTTTCCTGGATGATGGGTAGAGTAAAACTATTAGGAGATTTATTAAAGGATGGAATAATAAATGAGAATAAGAAGCATCACTTATTAGGATGCGGATTACCTCAAGAGTTTGCTTTCTATTCAGATTATAAATGGATATACTCTTTAGATACTTCCAATCCAGTTGTTCACGGAATAAAAGGAATTGAATACAGAGAAGACGGACTATGGTCAAAAGAATCTCAGAAGTTATTTGAATTAATAAATCATCAGGTAGAAGATATTAATCCAATACTATATAATATCAATAAGTTCAAATGGTTTACAAATGGAAGCAAAGTATAAAGTAGGACAAAAAGTTGATATTAATCGTGATAATGAAATACTAGAAGTACAGATATTCGGACATTTTAAAATGAGAGAAAGAGTACTTTACAGTGTTAGATCAGAAGGAAAGTTTCACGTAATAGAAGAATCAGAAATATTAGAAAGAGTAAATGATTAGACCTTGGATAGCATTTTTTAGTCAAACAGGATCAGAGATCGTAGAAGTATCAAAGCTTCTAGGAAGATGGCCTGATATGATAGTAACAAACGAAAGACCAGAACATCTTAGAAAGATTCATCCGGCTTTAGAGAACAAGCATTTAATCTTCGTAGATAATAAACCTTCAGAAGAAGAATTAGGACTAATATTAGGTCACTATAAAGAACCTTTAGTAACTCTTCATGGATGGTTAAGAGTTATGCCTCCGGATATCTGTAATAGGTTTGAAATCTATAATGGACATCCAGGACTTATAACTGAACATCCAGAACTAAAAGGAAAAGATCCACAACAAAAAGCTTTTGACTTAGGATTAGAATCTTCCGGATGTGTTATTCATAGAGTAACAGAAGGAGTTGATGAAGGAGAGATACTTCGAAGTAGAAAAGTTTCTATAAAAGGGTTGGAAATAGGAGAATTATTTCATATCTTACATAGTATATCAGTAAGTCTTTGGGTAGACTTCTTAAAAAATTAGTTATGAAAAGAATAGCATTAGTAGGAGCATCATCAGTAGGTAAGACTACGGTATATGAATTACTTAAAAGTAAATTACCTGAGTATGATTTCATAAATGAATCAACAAGAACGGTTGGTAAATTTGGATTTCCTATTAATGAAGCAGGAACTTCTGAAACACAGCTTGCTATTTCTTCTTTCCATTTAGAAGCTCTATTAGCTCCTAAGGATGTAATCTTAGATAGATGTTATTTGGATTTGGTAGTATACTCTACTTATATGGATAAGTTATCTACTAGCGCATATGATTACATATTAGATACTTGGGTAAGAGTTAGGCATCAGTATACACATTTTATTTACTTCCCTATCGAATTTGCATCAGTAGACGATGGAGTAAGAAGTGTAAACGAAGAATGGAGAGAGGCAATTGATAAGCAGTTTGAAATTAACTTAAAAGCAATTAAATTTGCTGGAGGAGATTATTTAACAGTAACAGGAAGTCCTAATCAAAGAGTTGAACAAATATTAAACTACATAAAATAATATGACACAAGAATTAAATCAAGCAGAAGTTGTAAAGATTGCAGGAAAGCATCTAGGACAAGTAGGTGGAGCAGGTTATAGCGATACTTATGATCCAAGCCTATTGGTAGAAATTCCACGTTACTTGAATAGAGAAGCGTATGGAATTGATGATAACAGTTTACCATTCGTGGGAGGAGATGTATGGAATGCATACGAAGTATCTGCAATTACTACAAAAGGACTTCCAGTTGTTGGAATGTTAAAGATTTGGTATCCAGCAGATTCAAAACTTCACGTAGAGTCTAAATCAATTAAATTGTATTTGAATTCATTCAATATGACTCAATTGGGAGAAACAGATCATGAATGTATCAAGTTACTAAAACAAAGAGTAAAGAAAGACTTATCTGACTTACTACAAACAAAAGTACAGGTAGAGATGTTTACCTCAGAGCATTCTCCAAGCTATGCCTTCAAAGGATATGCACCACTAGATGCTTTAGTAGATCTAAATGCAATTGAATTTACTTCTTACCATTCAGACGCTACACAATTGGAAACAGAAGAAGTAGATGAGGATGTTGAAATAGGAGAAATAAAAGTACAATCAAATCTTTTAAGATCAAATTGTAGAGTAACAAATCAACCAGACTGGGGTGATGTATTTATTCACATCAAGCCTAAAGCAGGAGTTGTTCCTAATCTACAATCACTAGCAAAATATATTGTAAGTCATAGACAAGTAAGTCACTTCCATGAAGAGATTTGTGAAATGATCTACATGCACTTAAAAGAAGCTTACAATCCAGAAGAATTAATGGTAGCTTGTCTTTACACTCGTAGAGGAGGATTAGATATTAATCCAATTAGAGCTTCACATAAGAAACTAATACCAGGATTCTTTACAGACATTACTTGTAGAATGGCTAAAACATTACGTCAATAATGTCAGAAGGTAGGCAGATAACTGAAATGCGATTCAGAGTAATTGCAAAAAGAGAAGCTCCAGGAGATAGATGGAGACTAGTAGATGATAATCATAAACCTTCTGGAGAGATCATAGAAGGTTTAGTTGAGACTTTGTCAGCTTACATGAAAAAAACCGGACACAAAGAAGGTTATCGATTGGAGCCTTTGAGAGGAACTTTGATGGCAATAGAGTGGGCAGAGCCAGAAGCAGTAATACCACCACCTCCAAAAACTTATGATCTTTACGGGGAATTTTAATACAAAAGAGTTGTTTAATCGCAACTCTTTTCTTATCTTTATAGTATATAAAATCAGTTATGCAAATAGAAAAAAAGTACTACCATGTTGACAGTATCGAGACTGTTAATCTTCTTATCGAACATATTAATCAGTCAGAGGTTATTGCCTATGATACTGAGACAAGTGGCTTAAATGTTAGAAAAGGATCTATCGTAGGATGGTCCATATCAGGAGAAGAAGGAATAGGATTTTATCTCCCTACTCAGAAATGGAATACAGAAACAAATCAATTGGAAGAATGTAGTATTGGTGGCAAAGGAGCACATGGTATTACTAAAAAGTTACTCCCGCTGCTTAAGGGTAAGAAACTAGTAATGCACAATGCTTCTTTTGACTGCCGTTTTACAAAGAACTATTACGGAGTATCTTTATTAGAAGATCTTTGGGTAGATACAGCTCTACTTGTTCATACAGTACAGGAAGAGGGAGCAGGTATGGGAGTATTTGGATTAAAAGCATTAGCAATCTCTATTCAGAAAGAGATTGGATTAGATGTACAAGAAGCAGCCAATAAGGAACAAGTAGAGTTAAAAGAATCTATTAAAGCAAACGGAGGATCAACCACGAAAGACCTCTATGAAATTTTCAAAGCAGATATGGCAATTCTGTCAAAGTATGCTGCAGCCGATACAGATTTAACCCTCAGGGTTTGTAATCACTTCCTAAAAGTGTTAAAGGCGGAAGGATTAGAGAAATTCTTCTTTGAAGAAGAAGTAATGCCTCTTTATAGAGAAGTAACTATTCCAATGGAAGAGTTAGGAGTAGCATTAGATCTTCCACTACTGGAAAAGACTAAAGAGGATATTACAAATGATTTACAGTCAAATAAAAAGATTGTAATCGATAGCATTTTAAGTATTCCAGAGGCCAAGGAATGGGTAGTCGATACAGCACTATATACTTATCCACCTTCGCATAAAGGAAACTGGGCACAGAATTTAATTATGCTTCATTCACTTCCCCTAGAAAGAAGCGAGAAGACTAGAAAGTATTCTTTAACTAAGAAAGCTATTGACGAATTAGATGAGAGTAACATAAAACAATTTCTACTAACAGGAGATTTATCTCTACTAGACGAAATGGAAGTTGTTAGAATCTCTATGTCAATGTGGAAGGAAGACAATGAAGGAGACTATTTGAATATACAATCAAAGAAACACTTAGGTGAGATTGCATTTAAGTATATGGGAATTAAACCTCTTACTCAGACTAAAAAAGGACAAGATCAATTCGATATGGATATGTTAGAGGAACTAGCCAAGACATATGAATGGGCAAATAATCTTAGAACATATAATAAGTTACTAAAGATTAAATCAACCTACATCGATAGATTCCTAGACGGTCAAGAAGACGGAAGATACTATTTCTATTATAAGCAGCATGGTACAGTATCAGGACGATATGGTTCAGATGCACAACAATTACCTAAACCTAAAGAAGAAGGAGAAGATACCCCACTACTTGTAAAATATACAAATGTAGTAAGAGAGTTCTTAATTGCAGGAGAAGGAAGAAAGTTAATCGATAATGATTATACTTCTCTAGAACCTCACTGCTTTGCTTCTGTAGCAGGTGATATTAATCTTCAAGAGATCTTTAACAACGGATGGGATTTTTATTCTACTGTTGCCATAAGAACTGAGAAGCTAGATCAAGATAAAGTAAAGTATCCAAATGGTGTTTCACCTGATACTAAATCTCCTATCTTCTTAAAGAAATTAGATCCAGTAAAAAGAAATCAAGCAAAGGCTTATTCATTAGGAATTGCATACGGAATGGAAGCATACGCATTGGCTAAAACTCTAGATATATCTCAGAAAGAAGCTGATACTCTTGTAGCAGGTTACCTAGATGGTTTTCCTCAATTAAAAGAGTGGAGAGTTAATTCTAGAGAGCAAGTAAAACAACATGGGTATATCCAAAATAAAGTAGGACGAATCAGACACTTACCAAAAGTAAAACTTATCTTTGAGAAATTTGGAGATCAAGTATTGGATTGGAGATTTAGAAAGAGTCTAGAGAATCAATACGGAAAAGAGCCTGTAATGCAGATGTATAGAGATTATCGAAATGGATTGAACAACTGCTTGAATTATCAGCTACAGTCACTAGCAGCGGCGGTTGTGAATAGAGCAGCAGTACAGATCAACAGAAAGGCAAAAGAGTTAGGAATAGATGCTAGAGTACAGGCACAGATTCATGATCAACTTATCATAAACATTAGAGAAGATCAAGCAGAAATGTTTATGCCTTATGTAAAAGAGCTAATGGAACTAACAACACAACTTCCAGGAGTAACTCTAAAGGCACCACCACAAATAGCAAATAACTTTGCAGAAGGTCATTAGAAGTTGTTTCCTTAGATATTTATTCATATATTAATAAAATAAGTTATAAATTAAAATCAGTTTATGTCAAAAGAGTTATCAGCAAACAGCGACAGAGTTATTGTTAAGCCTGTAGAATCAGGAGAAGAAAGATTCGGAAGTATTATTATTCCGGATATGGGAAAAGAAAAGCCTGAGATGGGTGAAGTAGTTTCCGTAGGTCCAGGACGCCAGTCTGAATTTGGACAATTTATCAGAGTAGAGGCCAAGATAGGAGATATTGTATTGATTCCAAAAGTGGGAACAATTCGTATTGACTTCGACGGACAAGAATACTTCTTACTACCAGATAGAGAAATTTTAGCAACAATTAAAGAAGCACAAGAATAGTTATGAGCAAGCAAATTAGTTTCGGATCAGAAGCAAGAGAAAAATTACTTTCAGGAGTAAATCAATTAGCAGATGCAGTTGTAAGTACATTAGGGCCATCAGGTAGAAATGTATTTATTCAACAACAAGGAGGTAATCCAACATCAACAAAGGATGGTGTAACAGTAGCCAAAGAAGTAGAATTGGAAGATCCAATCGAAAATACTGGAGCACAAGCTGTAAAGCAAGTAGCAATCGAATCAGCTAGATTGGCTGGAGATGGAACTACTACAGCAACATTACTTGCAAGAGAAATTTATAGTCAGGGATTATCTGAACTAGAAAATTCAAATGCAGTAGAAATCAAAAGAGGAATTGATATTGCTACTAAAGAAGTAATCAAATACCTTAGAGAGGATTACTCAAAAGAAGTAACCGACGAAGAGCAAATCAAACAAGTAGCAACAATCTCAGGTAACAATGATCCAGAGGTAGGAAATCTTATTGCAACAGCAATGGAGAAAGTTGGTAGAGATGGATTAGTAACCATTGAAGAATCTAAAACAGGAGAGACTTATCTTGAAACTGTAGAGGGTATGCAATTCAATAGAGGATATAAATCTCCATACTTTGTTACAGATAACAATACTATGACTTCAGTATTGAACAATCCTTTAATCCTTATTACAGATAAAAGATTGATGAATATCAAAGAGATGCTTCCATTACTAGAATCAGTATCACAACAAAACAAAGACTTACTTATCATTGCAGATGATATTGACGGAGAGGCTTTATCAACACTTGTTGTAAACAAAATGAGAGGTATTCTTAGAGTAGTAGCAGTTAAAGCTCCTGAATTTGGAGATAAGAAGAAAGCTATGCTTGAAGACATTGCAGCTCTAACAGGAGGTACAGTTGTATCTGAGGAGAAAGGAATGAAGCTAGACAAATTCGATTTACAATGGTTTGGTAATTCAAGAAAAGTAACAGTAGGAAAAGATGATACTACCATTGTAGATGGTAAAGGAACTGAAGAAGCTATTACAAAAAGAATCGAAGAGCTAAAAGAACAAATCGAAAATACAGTTTCACCTTATGAGATTGAAATCTTACAAGACAGATTAGCAAAACTTATTGGAGGAGTAGCTATGATTCATGTTGGAGGTCATACAGAAGTTGAAATGAGAGAAAAGAAAGACAGAGTAGATGATGCTCTTCATGCAACTAAAGCAGCACTTCAAGAAGGTATTTTACCTGGAGGAGGAATTGCTTTACTAAATGCAGCAGCATACTTAGCAGGAATCTTAGAAGGAGAGATAACAAATCATCCAGATCAAGAAAAAGGTATCAATATTGTAATGAGAGCAATCACTAAACCATTCGAACAGATCCTTTTAAATGCAGGAGAAACATTAGAAACTATTGAAGCAAGAAGAGTTGTATTATCTTTAGAGGATAATAACTGGCAAGGTTTCAATCCTAGAACAGGACAGTATGTAGATATGCTATCAGAAGGAATCATTGATCCAACTAAAGTAACAAGACTAGCTCTAGAGAATGCAGCATCAGTTGCAGGAACAATGCTAATCACAGAATGTGTAATCACAAATTTAAAACCAAAAGATAAACAAGAAGAGATAGATCCTTCTCAGTTTATGTAATATTAATTAAACAAATAAAAAAAATGAACAAGCAAGAATTATTCGAACAAATCGATGAATTGTATCAAAGTTTTGTAGCAAGCCATAACGGAACTACTAAAAAATCACAAGCAGGAGCAAGAAAATCTATTGGAGAGGTTAAGAAATTAATCACGGACTATAGAAAAGCTTCAACAGCAGAGAGTAAATAAGAAGGGACCGAGAGGGGAGGGGGCGTCAAAACCTCCTCACCGAAGGTGTCACGCGCAAAATTAACCAATTAACAAACATATGACAATTTTAACATCATTTATTCTAGTAGTAGCTATCACAGCAATAGCTCTATTCATTGCATACAATGTGCAAAAAGGTACAAAAACCTTAAAAGAATTTAAAACAGACTTCGATAACAACGAGGAAGCTCAAGAGTTAGTACAGTTATCTAAAGAATTGTATAACAAAGACCTACGTCCAGTTACAGCAAAGAAAGCACCTAAGAAAGAAAAGGTAGCAGAAATAACACCAGAGGTTGTAGAGAAAGTAGTAGAGATTGCCCAAGTAACACCAGACACTACAACAGTAAACGTTGAAGCAGTAGTGGAATCAACCAAGCCTAAGAAAAAAAGAAAGTATTATCCAAAAGCTCCTAAGGGGAAGGCATAATGTCAGATTCAAGAGCCAAGTACGAGGAATTAAGAGAGAAGCCTACCTTTGTTGAAAATACAGAACAGCAAAGAAGCGTGGCCATTATTGTAGAAATTCTACAGGCAAGTGATCATACCTCTCTCACCAAGCACCTTTTATCAAAAGTGTTAGAAGTATCAAAGGAGGGTCCAAACCTTTCACCGGCCACTGTCTTTCAAATAGCAGCAGATGCTACAAAGGTAGATGAATTATGCAATGCAAAACAAAACTAAAATGGAACAACAACCAAGAATGAATCTATCGATTGATCAAACACTTCCGGTAGAATGCGAAAAATGTGGACACACCTTCTTTGAAGAAGCACTTCATATTAGAAAAGCATCGGGAATACTTACAGGTACAGGTCAAACAACCTACATGCCTATTCCGGTATTTGCGTGCAAGGCCTGCGGCCATGTCAACACAGAATTTCTTCCAAAGGAATTAAAAGGGTTGAATTCTGAGGAATAAACCAGACTTTACTTAAACTTCAAAGAGGCCTCGTGCCTCTTTTTTTTGTGCTATTTATATCAAAGAGTTACTATGAAAATTTTGTTACTACCAATTAGTTACGTCCTAACTAACTTAAAAAAATATTTTATGGGATTTTTCAGTATCTTTAAAAAATCAAATGATTACAATGAAAAGGTTGTAATTGGATTCATGTCATTCATGGTGATGGTAATTGCCATTGCAGTAGACCTTGTAACAGGTTACATGGGTAAAGCTTTAGAATTAAACGAGTACATCTTTGATGCATTCATGTACATCACATTAGGTTCATTCCTTCCAGATGTATTGGAGAAATTTGCAGCAATGAAAAACGGAGGTAAATCAAACAACGAAGAATAAAAATTAGATTATGAGCTTAAAAAGTTTACAAGAAAAAGTAGGAGTAACAGCCGATGGTGCTTTTGGTCCAGGAACAATGAAAAAAGCAATGGAGTTTTATAAATTAACTCCAGTAAGAGCAGCACATTTCTTTGCACAAACAGCACACGAAACAGGAGGGTTTAAAGCATTTGCAGAAAATCTAAACTACTCAGGAGATGGATTAAAAGGTATCTTTGGAAAATACTTTCCAGGTAACTTAAATGAACTATACGCTCGTAATCCTGAAAAGATTGCCAATAGAGTATACGGATCAAGAATGGGTAATGGAGCAGAAGCTTCAGGAGATGGATACAAGTTCAGAGGAAGAGGAGCTCTTCAATTGACAGGAAAAGAAAACTACAAAGCATTTTCAGATTATTTGAAAAAGCCAGAAATCATGACCAATCCAGATCTAGTAGCAACTACTTACTCTTTTGAATCAGCAATGTTCTTTTTTGATAAAAATAAATTATGGTCAATATGTGACCAAGGAGTGAACGATGCTTCAATCCTAGCTCTTACAAAAAGAATTAACGGCGGTACTCATGGTTTAGCAGATCGTTCTGAGAAAACTAAAAAATATTACGAATACGTTAAATAGGTAAATATAAGATGAAAACTTCACTATTAATCACATTATCATTGACAACAGCATTAGCATTTATTGGTACATATTTTATGCACCTAACAGCAGATAACATCGAACAATACCTTTCAGTAGGGTTGGTTGTCTTTGCTGATGGCTTCTTTGGTATATGGGCAGGAGTTAAGAGAGAAGGTTTTCAGACTTTTAAAGCATTAAGCGTATTAAAAACATTTGGCTTTTGGGTAGTAATGCTATCAGCTATCTTATCAATAGAAAAAGGATTTACTGGAACAGCTTGGTTAAGCGAGACTATTATGGCTCCCTTCTTAGTATTCCAGTTAATTTCTATTTTAAAAAATGCCTCAATGGTAGGTTTAGTAAAAAATGAATTAGCAGTTCAGATATTGGACAGACTAGATAAACACAAAGGAGAAAGAGATGTTACAGAATAAACAAAACTTATTACTGGTTATAGTAGTTGTATTAATTGGTTATAATATTTTCAATACAAATAGCATCAGAACAGATGTAAAAGGGTACAAAGCTGAAATAGAATTATTACAAACTAAAGTAGATTCAGCTAAGACAGTAAACAAACAAATCGATACTAAAATCGATTCAGTAAAAGAAAAGGTAGTTTCTATTTCAAAAGAAATACATCACATAGACAATACAATAACAATCGTAAAAAATCAAACAAATGAAAAAGCTGCTAATGCTGGTAAGTTTTCTAATGTTGAGCTTGAGCAGTTTTTCGCAAGCAGATACAACAAAAGTCTTACTCCCAACTAAAATTGCTAGACAAGTTGCAAAAGACCTTATTAGGTATGATGGTTGCAAACAAGAACTAAAACTTACTCAAGAAAAAATTATCAAGTTAGAAGAAAGAGAAGTACAAAAAGATACTATCATCAAGCTTCTAAACGATAAGGATGAGAACAATAAATACATCATTCATCAGAATGAACTTCAAATTGGACAGTACGAACATATGACTGACGATTTACAAAAAGAGTTAAAGGCCTCTAGAACAAAAACCTTCCTCTATAAAGTAGGAACATTTGTCGGATTGGCATTAGCACTCTACCTCTACTAAAATAATTAAATTAAGGCTTGCTTTTGCAGGCCTTTTTTCTTATATTATAGTTATATAAAATACGTTATGACAAAGAACAGTGATGTAAAACCTTTAGTAAAAGAGAAGGTTGTAAACAAAATGGTCGACCATCCTCAACACTACGGAGGTAAGGGAAACAAATACGAAGCCATAAAAGTAATTGAAGCATGGGACTTAGGTTTCTGTTTAGGAAATACTGTGAAGTATATCTCCAGAGCAGGAAAGAAAGATAACATAGTTCAAGAATTAGAAAAAGCTCTTTGGTATTTAAAAAGAGAAATCAAAACACTAAAGAAAAATGGCCAAGAAAATACTCAAGCAGGTAAGTCTAATTAAGGACTTCTGCAATCCAGTTATAGATTATAACATCAGCAAATCAATATCGTATAGTCAAACTCTAGCATACAATACTTGTCCGCACCAATGGGCATTAAAATATGTTAAAGGACTGCAGGAGTATAAGCCCTCCATTCATACAGTCTTTGGAACAGCCTTACACGAAGTTGTACAGGAATGGCTAACAGAACTCTATGAAGGGACTGTAAAGAAAGCAACTGAGATGGATCTTGGAGCACTTCTACATGAAAAGCTCTTTAGTATTTATGCTCAAGAAAAAGATAAGTACGGAAAACATTTCTCTACCTCTGAGCAGTTATCTGAGTTTCATAATGATGGAGTTGAAATATTGAATTACGTACGTAAGAAACGCTCTATTTACTTCGGTACCAAGTATTATAAGTTGGTAGGAGTAGAGATTCCTTTGATACATCAAATAGCTGAGAATATTTTCTTCAAAGGATTTATTGATATTGTTCTCTATGATGAGCAGGATGACAGGTATATCATTTTAGATATCAAAACATCAACCTCAGGATGGAATGATTATGCAAAGAAGGATGATAAAAAGCTAGCACAATTACTTCTCTATAAAGAATTCCTAGCAAGACAATTTGATATAGATGTTGATAAGGTAGATGTAAAGTACTTCATCGTAAAGAGAAAAGTACCTGCCGATCCAGAATATCCAGCCATGGGTAGAAGAGTTCAAGAGTTTGTACCACCTTCAGGAAAAATTAAAAGAGGACAAGCAACCACAGCTCTTACAAAATTTATTGACGATGCTTTCGATTCACATGGAAAGTATATTGATAAGGAATATGATAAGAAGCCATCCAAGTCCAATTGTATGTTCTGTGATTTTAAAGGTACAGAGCATTGCCATGCAGGTGTTTTGATATAAGGGTATATTTATATATACATATAATTATATAAACAATGAACACAAAAAAATTAACATCGGTTAAGGTAGAAGAGGATCTTCTACAAGAATTTAAAGAGCAATGCGTAAGAGATAAATTTTCTTTACAGAAGCTTGTAGACAGAGCAATTTTTCTTTATATTACAGAAGAGAGCTTTAAACAAAAATTACGCACACAAACAGATATTAAATTAAAATAGTTACATGAAAGAAAAATTTCGTTATGTTAAGAAAGAAGATCGTAAAAAGATACTTCTGTTATGCGATGATATTAGGATGCATTCCGGTATCGCAACGATGGCTAGAGAGATTGTTGTAGGAACATCTCATCACTTTAACTGGATCAATCTAGGAGCTGCAATTAACCACCCCGAAGCAGGAAAAGGATTTGACATCTCAGGAGAGGTTAATAGGTTAACAGGGCTAGAAGATTCAGATGTAAAGGTATTGCCTAACAATGGTTATGGAGATGCTATGCAAATTAGAGCTTTAATTGCACAAGAAAAGCCAGATGCTATTTTTATCTTTACAGATCCAAGGTACTGGGTATGGTTATTTGAAATAGAAAGAGAGATTAGAAATGAAATTCCTTTGATGTACTTAAACATTTGGGATGACTATCCAGCTCCTCTTTATAACAAACCGTACTACGAGTCATGTGATTTGTTAATGGCAATCTCAAAACAAACTAAAAATATTAATGAAATAGTTTTAGGAGAAGCAGTTGAGAATAAGATTTTAAAATATGTTCCTCATGGAATAAATGAAGAGCACTTCTTTCCAATGACCTCAGTAGATCAACTTGAGACTTTAGGTCAATTTAAAAAAGACTTATTTCAAGGAAAGGATATCGAATTCGTAGCATTCTTCAATTCAAGAAACATCAGAAGAAAATCTCCAGGAGATGTAATTCTATCTTATAGAATGTTCTGTGATTTAATCGGAGAAGAGAAAGCTAAGAAATGTGCTTTAGTAATGCACACACAGGCTGTAGATGAAAACGGTACAGACCTTTATGCAGTAAGAGAAGCAATTTGTGATGAGAGTTATGTAAATGTATTCTTCTCACAAGAGAGATTAGATACTCCACAAATTAATTTACTTTATAACATAGCTGATGTAGGATTGCTTATCACTTCAAATGAAGGATGGGGATTATCTCTAACTGAGACTATGATGGCAGGTAAAATGATCATAGCCAACGTAACAGGCGGTATGCAAGATCAAATGAGATTTACAGATGAGAATGGTGAGTGGATTAACTTCACTCCTGACTTCCCTTCTAACCATAGAGGTACTTATAAAGAGCATGGAGAGTGGGCAGTGCCTGTCTATCCTTCAAACATCTCAATGGTAGGTTCAGTTCCAACTCCATACATCTTCGATGATAGGTGTGCACCAGAAGACGTAGCTAAAGCTTTAGAAGAGGTTTACAACATGGGGAAAGAAGAGAGAGATAGAAGAGGATTATTAGCTAGAGAATGGGTAACATCAGATGAATCAGGAATGTCAGCACGTCAAATGTGTACAAACGTTATTGATGCAATGGATGAGACATTTGAAAAGTTTACTCCAAGATCTAGATTTGACCTATATAAAGTAACAGACAGACCAAAAAAATATATCACACATAAATTAATATACTAGTTATGAGTAAACCTACATTAGTAGTAAGCTGTCCAGTAGACACTTACTCAGGATATGGAGCAAGAGCAAGAGACTTTGTACAATCAATTATCGATACAGATAAGTACGAAGTAAAGATCCTATCACAAAGATGGGGAGGTACTAGATTTGGATATCTTAAAGATCATAAGAATGAATCTTTAGCCTCTAGAATTATACCACAACTAACACAACAGCCAGACATCTGGATTCAAATTACAGTACCGAATGAATTTCAAAAGGTTGGTAAATACAATATTGGACTAACAGCAGGAATTGAAACTACAATCTGTGATCCTTCCTGGATTGAAGGATGTAACAGAATGGACTTAGTATTAGTATCAGCACAACATGCTAAGAAAGTATTTGAAGATAGTAAATTCAATATGCAAGATTCAAATACAGGACAAGTAACAGGACAGTTAGCACTTAGTACAAAGGTAGAAGTTCTATTTGAAGGAGCTGATATAGAGAAGTATGCACCATTGTCATGGCCAGTCACATTAGATCTTTCAACTATACCGGAAATGTTCTGCTTCCTAACAGTAGGTCACTGGCTTCAGGGGTCTCTTGGAGAGGATAGAAAGAATATTGGATACACTATTAAAGCATTCTTAGAAACATTTAAGAATAAAAAAGATCAACCGGCACTTATTTTAAAAGTACAAGCAGGAGCAGGAACCTCTATCATGGATAGGGAAGCAGTGTTGGATAAAATTGATGCAATCAGAAAGACAGTAAAGGGAAAGTTACCAAACATTTACGTACTACATGGAGAAATGTCTGATGCTGAAGTAAATGAACTATACAACCACGGTAAGGTAAAGGCGATGATCTCTTTAACAAAAGGAGAAGGATTTGGAAGACCTCTACTAGAATTTAGTTTAATAAACAAACCAATCATAGCTTCAGGATGGTCAGGGCATATTGACTTCCTTGATAATCGATATACAAAACAAATAGGAGGAACTCTTACAAACGTACATCCATCAGCAGCTGTAGACAAAATGATCTTACAAGAAAGCCAGTGGTTTACACCAGACGATGCTCTTGTAGGAAAAGCTCTTAAGGATGTATTTGAGGATTATAAACCATATAAGGAATTAGCCAAAAGACAGGGGTATAAGAGTAGAACTGAGTTCTCGTATGATAAGATGAGAGAGACGCTAGATACTCTTCTAACACAGTACATTCCTGAATTCCCTAAGCAAGTACAGTTAAAGTTACCTCAACTTAAGAAAATAGAACTACCAAAATTAACTAAAATATAATGGAAGAAAAAATGTCAATCTGTCCACATTGTGGAGGAAATGCTTGCTATGAACAAGCAGTAACAGAAGAAGTAACAACAAGCTTTTGCTTTGGATGCGGGTATTCAACTTCAACTCTAATGGTTGAAGGAGGAGATTTAGTAAACAAAACACTAGAAGCATCACCAGAACTTTATAAAGATCTTATGTTTGTAAGTGAAGATAAGAAAGTATGGTTCCCTTCTACAGTTACTCTTCCAAATAAAGGAATGGTATTCTTAGACGGAACAGCAAAAGAGAATTGGAGATGGGCAGCAGTAACCTCAGTAGAGATTCTAGAAGAAGAGAAAGCTAAATTTCCAAAAGGTCAGACAACTAAAATGGATATGAAAAATATCAAACATTTTGAGAAAGAAGATTTTATGGAAGCATTAGATGCTATCAAATTCTTTGATGTAGAAGTTGCTGAATCAGAATAAATTTCTTATCTTAATAGGATGAAAATAAGTTATGCAATAACAGTTTGTAATGAGTTGGAGGAGATTAAACGCTTAGTGACTTTCCTCCTTCTTACTAAACGTAAAGAAGACGAAGTAGTTATTTTATTTGATGAGAAGAACGGAACAGATGAAGTATTTGATTACATAGAGTCTCAAGTTTATCACTGTGAAGTATTCTGTGAAAAGTTTGAAGGACACTTTGCTGATTGGAAAAATGAACTTACATCACACTGTACAGGAAAGTACATCTTTCAAATAGATGCAGACGAACTTCCAACTGAAGACCTTATTGTAAACCTTCCGTACATCTTAGAAGTTAATCAAGATGTAGATGTATTTCTTGTACCAAGAATTAATACAGTAGAAGGACTAACACTTCAACATATTCAGAAATGGGGATGGAATGTAAATGATAAAGGTTGGGTAAACTTCCCAGACTACCAATGGAGAATTTATAGAAATGATCCTAGTATAAAATGGAAGAACAGAGTACACGAAGTACTAGAAGGATTTAAAACATCCACACTACTTCCAGCAGAGGAGATGTATTGCCTATATCATCCAAAGACAATCGACAGACAAGAGAAACAGAATAATTATTACGATACATTATAAATTAGTTATGGATAGTATTTTAAATTTAGTACAAGAGTACATTACAAAGAAGGATAGCGAGAAGAAATGGGTAGCAGGAGAAGACTTAGTTCAATATGCTGGACCTTACTTCGATGGTCAAGAAGCTCAAGCGGTTGTTAGGACTATGCTTGAAGGATGGTTAGTTCTAGGAAAAGAAGGAGCAATGTTTGAAAGACGTTTCCCTAAAAAATTAGGGCAGAAGACTGGAGTCATTGTTAATAGCGGTTCAAGTGCTAATTTACTAATGATGTTAGCCTTAACATCTAAGAGAGGAATGAACTTACCAAAAGGTACAAAAGTAATTACTCCAATAGCAGGATTCCCTGCAACACTTAGTCCTACTATTCAAGTAGGCTTTACACCAATCTTTGTTGATATTGAATTAGAATCTCTTAATCTAGACTTAGATCAAGTAGAGCAAGCATGCATTGATCATCCGGATGCAAAGATAATTACATTTGCTCACGTATTAGGTAATCCACCTAACATGGATCGATTAATGGAAATTGTAAACAAATATAATTTAATTCTATTAGAAGACTGTTGTGATGCTTTAGGAACGACATACGATGGTAAGATGTTAGGATCATTTGGTAAAATGTCTTCATGCTCATTCTATCCAGCACATCACATTACAATGGGTGAAGGAGGATTTGTAGCTTGTGGAGATGCTCATACAGAAAAGATACTAAGAAGTTTTAGAGACTGGGGTAGAGGGTGTTTCTGTCAAGGTAAAGCAAATGCTTTAGAATGTGGTTCATGTGGTATTAGATTTAGTAATTGGTTACCAAGTCTTCCTAATGAGATCTTTGATCACAAATATACTTATGAAGAGATTGGATACAATTTAAAACCTACAGAGTTACAAGCAGCAATGGGTAATGTTCAGTTAGGTAAGTTAGAAGAGATTGGAGTACTGAGAAGAAGAAATCATAAAGCAATTGTTGACATCTTTAAGAAGTATGAAGATAAATTTATCCTTCCTAAAGCTACAGATAAATCAGATCCAGATTGGTTTGCAGTAGCATTAACATTAAGAGACGGAGTAGGATTTACAAGATCTGAATTCTGTCAATACTTAGAAGCAAATAAGATTCAAACAAGACCTTACTTTGCAGGTAACATTATGTTACAGCCAGGCTATTCACATTTAATTGATTCAAAAGAAGTTATTGAGAAATATCCAGTATCAAGAAAAGTAACAACAGATACTTTCTTCTTAGGATGCTCACCAATCATTACATTGGAACAAATAGAATACATTGGAACAATTGTAGATAAATTCTTCAGTAAATAGTATGAAAAAATTTGTAATAAGTACACATGGGTTTGATATGGGAATAGGAGGCTTAAAGGTTTTACATAAACTTTGTCACCTTCTAAATGAAAATGGATACGACGCATATCTAATACCAGTAAATTTTAATGAACCATTCGGCATGTATGAGGGGTATAATACCAAAATGATTACACAAGACATACTAGATAATCTGGAAGAGGCCATAGTAGTGTACCCTGAAAGCTGGAACGGTAACTACCTCAATGCACCAAACGTAGTTAGGTGGATGATAGGACCTCCTACCAAGGATGTTGCTGCTACATGGTCTAGCAAGGACCTATGGTTTTGGTATATTCCTTTTTATAAGTCTTCTGAGTTTACTAAGCATTTAGAAAATCAACTGTATATAGGAGAGCAGCATAGGGATATCTTTTTTAATAGAAACTTAGAAAGGACTATTACTAGTTGGACTTTAAGAAAAGCTCAAGGGTTAGTACAAGAAGTAAATTACAAACACCCTAAGGATAGTTTGTTTCTTCCGTATCATGCAGCAGGAGATTTAGCCTCTCTTTCTGATATATTTAATAGATCTAAAGCATTCTACTGCTACGATACATATACCTACTTAACAATACAGAGCCTACTATGCGGTACAGAGGCCATAGTGCTTCCAAATAGTTGGACCGAGAAAGAACATTTTCTAAAAGGATTTGCACTAAGCAAGTATGTAGCCTATGGAATAGACGATCTACCCAGAGCCAGAAGTATCCGTAATGAATTTTTAGAAGAAGTAGAAGAGATTGAAACATTAACAATAAAACAGTTACATGAATTTACAGAAAAATGCTCTACCTACTTTAGCTGAGTTTAGCTTCTTGATCGTAACTGCAGCAAGAGATGAGAATAGACTAAGAGAAGCCTACAGGTCAATAAGGCTACAATACCCGGAAAATGAAATAGTAGTAGTATATGATAACACTGGTGTTTTATTACTAAATAGAGAAGATATAAACCTACTGGAGATTCCAACTTCGGAAAGAGTGTATGTTAGTAGGGGATATAATATAGCATTAAAAAACTGCTCTAAGCCATATTTTGTATTTCTACATGATGATACTTTTATTGCTCCTAACTTTCTAGAAAACATATTACCCCATATAAGCGAAAGTCAGTTTTGTAACTTCACTGCAATAGAGCCTCCAGTATTTGGCAACATCGATTCAGCAACAGCACCAATTAGGGATTTTGGTAGAAGCTTAGATACGTTTGTAGTAGAGAACTTTAATAAATATACAGAAAAGTATGTACAGACCTTAGAACACAGAACAGTAGAATCTCCTTTTGGAGGATTTTTTATGGTGGGAAGTACTAAGAGTATATTAAGTATAGGAGGATTTGATGAAACCTTTCAACCCTATTTCTTTGAAGACAGTGACTTAATGGTACGGCTACACCTAGCAAACTTTAGGTTTATACAGGTACTAGATAGTTTAGTATATCATATGGTAAGCCTAACCTCTAGAGGAACTCCGGAGAGTAGGGTAGCTGAGAGTATCACTCATAAGTTGTTTGTTAAGAAATGGAAGGTAGAATTCAATTACTTCAGACAGTATACAATGTCAGCAGGTATTCCATATAAGAAGATACCAGTCTTAATTAAACACACAAACTGTAGTGAATCATTACAAGAGTACCTATCCTTAATAAGTGAACCTAGTACAGTAGAGCTAATAGTAGACGGACTGCAAATATCTCAAGAAGATGTAGGATATATACAATCATTACCGTATATTATACAGGATACAATACTATCAGGTAGCTACCAACTGGGAAGTATGCAACTAAATTTTAACTAAATAACATAAAAAGATAATTTTATAAAGATGAAAAAAGTAGTTTACGTTACCGGTTGTTTAGGATTTATTGGATCCTACGTAACAAGGAAGTGTTTAGATAGAGGATGGTACGTTAAGGGAGTTGATAAGAAGACCTATGCAGCTAATAAAGACTTATTAAAAGAGTTTAAAGAGTATGAAAACTTTTCATTTGTAGATTGTGATATAAATGATTTGAAGTTCCTATATGACTGTGACTATATAATTAATACAGCAGCTGAGACTCATGTAGGAAACTCTATAATGGATTCGGATGTATTTGTACATTCAAATGTAAATGGAGTTCACAATCTACTAGAGTTAATAAAAAATCATAGAGGAGAGAATGCTACTAAGCCTACACTCCTTCACTTTAGTACAGACGAAGTTTATGGAGATATCGAAGAAGGAGAGCATATCGAGACTGACATACTTAAACCATCTAATCCATACTCAGCTACTAAAGCTGCAGCAGATATGCTAATAACAGCTTGGGCAAGAACTTACAAACTTCCTTATATTATAATAAGGCCAACAAACAATTACGGAATAGGGCAGTATGTAGAGAAGTTAATACCTAAAGCCTGTAAGTACTTACGACTTGGTAAAAAGATTCCTCTACACAATAACGGTACTCCAATTAGAAACTGGCTCCATGCCCAGGATACAGCTGAGGCTGTAATTAGAATTATTGAATCAGGAGTGCAGAATGAAATCTATAATATTTGTGGAGGATTTGAGCAAACTAATTTGGATACTATTAAAAAAGTTCTTATATTGTACTATAAGGATTTAGGAGTAGACATAGAAGCTAACTTAGACCTAAAATGTAATAGACAAGGACAAGATGTTAGGTATGCCTTAAATGATGATAAATTAAGAGCATTAGGATGGAAACCTACAATTGACTTTGACTTGGAATTAAAAAATGTTGTAGAATATTATAGAGAAAAATTCATATGGTAAAAGTAAGTGATGTAATCGTTCAATACCTTAAAGCTAATAAGATAGAGATTGTATTTGGAATAATTGGCTCAGCTAATTCTCACATATTCAATTCGATATTAGAAGAAGGAAGTATCAAATTGGTATCGGTACATCATGAACAAGCCGCTGTAATGGCTATGGGAGCTTATTACCGTTCAACCGGAAAGATGGCTGTTGCATTAGTAACAGCAGGAGGAGGAGCATCAAATGCTTCAACAGGAATTCTTTCCAACTGGGCTGACTCCATTCCAGGAATAACTATCTCAGGACAAGAACAATCCTACTACTTAGCTGAATATAAAGATATGAGAATGTTTGGAGTACAAGGTTATGATGCAACTAAAGCATATGAAAACTGTACTAAAATGTCTTATGTACTTACAGAAAATACCTTACATTCAATAATGCCTTTTGCATTTGCTTTAACACAAGAAGGTAGACCAGGGCCAGTATTCCTGGAAGTACCTTTCGATGTTCAAAGTAAAATGATAGAAGAAGTAGAAATAAAAGTAACTCCAATTGTAGAAATATACCCTGAGACTTCTTCTGATACAGACTATATCCTCTCTGCACTTTCACAAGCAGAGCGACCAGTTATACTAGGAGGTCACGGCGTTAAGCTAGCTAAAGCAGAAGAATTATTTAAACAATTTGTAGGAGACTATAACATACCAACAGTATTAAGCTGGTCAGCAGTAGACTTACTTGATGATAATGATCCTAACTATTTCGGAAGACCAGGAGTACAGGGTCAGAGAGCAGCTAACTTTATAGTACAGAACTCTGATTTACTAATTGTATTAGGAAGCAGACTATCATTACTTCAGACAGGCTACAAAAGAGAAGACTTTGCTCCATATGCTAATATCATTCATGTTGATGTAGATGATACAGAAATTAATAAGTTCAACGGAAAGAATATAAAAGCAGATGTAGGAGAATTACTTACAAGTTTAAATTCTAAATGGAAAGCTGAGATTGAAATAGAGGAATGGATACAATACTGTAATCAAATTAAAGAAAAGTATCCTTTAGTAATGCCTGAGCATTTAGCAGACCCTACCAATTCATATACATTTATTGATAAATTCTCACAAAAAGTATCGGACAATTATACAATCGTTACTGATATGGGAACAGCTTTATTAAGTGGATTCTATGGATGGAGAATTAAACCTAACCAAAAGATGTTTACCTCTCTAGGATTAGGAGAGATGGGATATGGATTAGCAGCAGCAGTTGGAGCTGGATTTGGAGAAAGACCAGTGATGTGTTTAAATTGTGATGGAGGTATGATGATGAACATACAAGAGTTACAAACAATTAAGACACATAACCTTCCAGTAAAGATTATCATATTCAACAATGACGGATACTTAATGATCAAACATACTCAGAATATGTTATTTAAAGGAGCACGTACTTGTGTTGACAAAGAGACAGGAGTAACACTTCCTGATTATAAAAAAGTAGCACATGCATTTGATTTTGAATACTTCACAGAAGATAACGTAGATGACTTCTTAGCATTTGAAGGCCAGGCTATCATGGAAGTATTTATGGATCCAAATCAAGAATTTATTCCTAAGGTAAGAGGAATGAAGCTAGAAGATAGTACAATCCAAGCAGGACTATTAGAGGAGATGTCTCCACTTCTTCCGTTAGAAGAAATAGAACAAGCAATGGTTGCAGGAATTAACCAAAGAAGTAAAACAGTTGTAAGATGAAAATAAAAGTAGCAATTATTGGTACAGGTAATATCGGAACAGATTTATTACTCAAAGCCTTAAAGACAGACTTCATGGATGTAGTAGCATTCGTAGGTCGTAGATTAGATTCAGATGGAATGCTAACAGCTAAGAAATACAATGTACTGATATCAGATCAAGGTATTCAATACTTTATTGACAATCCAAAGTGTTGTGATGTAGTTTACGATTGTACCTCAGCAGCAGATGCTATTGAACATGCTAAGATATTTAAAGACCAGGAAATAAAAGTAATTGACCTAACACCAGCCAAGGTAGGAGATATGTGCGTACCAGATGTTAACTCTGAGATTATATTGACAGATGATAATGTAAATATGATTACTTGCGGAGGACAAGCTTCAATGCCTATGCTTCATTTACTATCAAAAGAGTGCATAGGATTAGAATACATCGAAGTAGTATCACAGATTGCATCTAAGAGTGCAGGAATGGCTACAAGAATAAACGTAGACAATTACATTCAAACAACTCAGAAAGCTATAACAAAGTTTACTGGTTGTTCAAATAACAAAGTAATACTAAACCTTAACCCTGCTGAACCCTGTGTTGATATGCAGACAACTATCTTTATCAAAGCAAAGAAAGTTAATTTTGAAAATCTAACAGAGAAGGTCTTAGAAAAAATTGAAGAGTTAAGAACATACATTCCATATTACGAAATGGTGCTTCCTCCAACTATGAACGATAATGGTGTAGTTGTAATGAGTATTAAAGTAAGAGGTACAGGAGACTATCTTCCAGCCTATGCTGGTAACCTGGATATTATTAACTGTGCAGCAATTAAAGTAACAGAAAGATTGGTAAAATGAGAAAAGTAATCATAACAGATTCAAGTCTTAGAGATGGAAATCATAGTGTTAAGCATACTATAAGTTTAGATAGTATAGCAAGGTATTGTCAATTTGCTGATAGAGCTGGCGTACCAATTGTAGAGGTAGGTCACGGAAATGGATTAGCAGCATCCTCTTTACTTGTAGGTAAGTCTGTTAATACAGATGAAGAGATGCTAACAACTGCTAGAAAGAATCTAAAGAATTCTAAACTAGGAATTCATATGATACCAGGACTAGCAACACTAGAACATACTAGGAGAGCAATTGATCTAGGAGTAGATGTAGTGAGAGTGGCAACACATTGTACAGAAGCAACACTATCTAAATCTCATATTGAAGCACTAGCAAAAGCAAATGTAGAAGTGTTCGGAGTATTGATGATGAGTGCTTTAATTACTCCTCTAGAATTATTAGAGCAAGCTAAAATAATGGAAGGGTATGGAGCTAAGGCTATTATTATAATGGACTCTACAGGAACATATCTACCATTTGATGTACAGCAGAGAATTGCCCTACTGACAAGCAATCTAAATATTGCAGTAGGATTTCATGCTCATAACAACTTAGGATGTGCAGTAGCCAATTCCCTAACAGCAGTAGAATTTGGAGCAGACTATATTGACGGATGTATTAGAGGATTTGGAGCCGGAGCAGGAAATGCACCACTAGAAATACTTATACCAGTATTAGAGCAAACAGGCTTTCAAGTAGGAATAAACTTCCAGGAGACGATCAAAGAAGCTGATAATGTAATGAACTACTTAGTTCCATCAGCTCCTATCACAACTCCAATTAACATACTAACCGGACTTAAGAAACTATTCTCAGGATTTGAAAAGCCTATCGTAAGTGCTTCTAAGTTGTATGGAATAGAATATTCATCTCTTATCTTTGAATTAGGTAATAGAAAGTTGGTAGCCGGGCAAGAAGATCTTATCTTAGAGGTAGCACAGAAGCTAAAGAAGAGATAGATGAACATATTAATTACAGGAGGGAATGGATTCTTAGGATCTAATATTGTTAGAAAGCTGTTAAAGGAAGGACATAGTGTCTACTTATTTTCAAACAATACAAATAACATAGAGGACATACTTCCTCAAGTTTTATTTGACTACAGTAGTACTAATTCACTACCTATGTTTAAGAAGAAAATAGAGACATTTTCACCAGACATAGTAATACATTGTGGATGGAGTGGAGGAAATAGTTACGCAGATACTAATAGTATGGATCAGTTTTATGAAAATGTAGATCCAAGTATCTCTCTACTACAACTACTAAGTAAGCTCAAGAAGAAGCCTAAGTTTGTAGGTTTTGGAAGTTTTGCAGAGTATGGAGAGATGTTCAATCCAGTAAGTGAAACAGTCCAAGAAGTTCCTACAAACCTATATGGACTATCAAAGTATACTTTTAAGAAGTATAGTGAAATGATATGCAACCAACACAGTATAGAATGGGTATGGATAAGGCCCTGCTACGTTTACGGACCAGGAGATGTAAGCACAAGACTTCTTCCTAGTATAATTAAGAAGTTCTTAAGGAATGAAGCAGTAATACTTGATGAGTGTACTTCTACTGTAGATTATATTTATATAGATGATTTTGTTAATTCAATTTATTTTCTTATATTAACAAAACATACAGGAGTGTACAACATATGCTCAGGAAAACAATACAAGATAAGAGATATAGTTGAGCAAGTTCATAAACAAATTGAGAGTAGTAGTACTATTGAATTTAGTGCTAATCTAAAAAGAACCTCTACATACTCTTATGTATGTGGGGACAGACGAAAGATTGATGCTGTTGCAAATATTCCAACTCAGATATCTTTAAATGAAGGATTAGTTAAAACAATAACATATTATAAAGTAAGAAAATGAAAAACGAAGTTGTAGTAAAAGAAGGAGGCTGGATTTGGCCTAAGAAGGATGAGAGAAGTTGGCAAGGTCAAATAAAACAAAAGGAACTAGCTCAATACATACTTCCCTATGTAGTGAAGAATGATGTAATGATACAAGCAGGTGGTAATTGTGGATTCATTCTAAGTACCTTTGTTCCCTACTTTAACAACATCTATACATTTGAACCAGATCCAATAAACTTTTATTGCTTGAATCAGAATGTTACAGCACCAAGTGTTATTAAGATGCAATGTTGCTTAGGAAAAGAAAGTACACCAGTAGCTGTACAACATCTACAAAGAGGTATAGGAGAGGGAATAGACATAGGGGGAGTACATGTTAGTGGAGTAGGGTTTACTCCTACTATTGTTATCGACAAATTAAACCTACAGGCATGTGACTTAATTCAACTAGACATAGAAGGGTATGAACTCAATGCACTACTGGGTGCAGTAGAGACTATTAAGAAATATAAACCTGTACTATGTATAGAGTTCTGTGAAAACTGGTTAAATAGGTATGAAGCTACGTCAGATAGTGTTGAAACTCTTTTAGTTGAATTAGGATACAAACATGTAGAATCGTACCAAGCAGATAGAATTTACATAACACAATAGGTTACATATATACATACAATGGAAAATTCAATTAGTTTTTGCATCAATACAGCAGTAGATGAACTACCTTATTTAAAACTACTAATGAAGTCGTTAAAAGAAAATCTTAAGTACGACCACCACGAGGTAATTGTGTTTGTTGATTCTGATAATCAAAAAACCTTCGAATGGCTGACTACTCAAAAGTTAGAGTTTAAGAATCTAAAAATACTTAAAAACATACTCCCAGTATGTTATGGCCCTATTAGGAATATAAATGAAATGTTTAAATTTGCTTCTCATGAAATAGTTTCTTACCTACAGTCTGATATGGTTGTTTCTAGAAACTATGATGAGTATCTCTTAAAGCATATTAAACCTAATACGATACTATCTAGCACTAGAATTGAACCACCACTACATGGACCAGGTCCTGAGAAGCATACTGTGAACTTTGGACTAACTCCCTCTGAGTTTGATTATGAGGGGTTTTTAAACTACTGTGACATATGTAGAGAAGATAAAACAACAAGTTACTATTTTGCACCATTTACTTTATATAGAGAGATTTGGAACACTATAGGAGGGCAAGACAACACCTTTAGACGGTCAAGAGATGACTCTGATATTTTAAATAGGTTTATACTTTCAGGAGTAGAGATTGTTCAAACATGGGAAGCACTGGTATACCATTTTACTTGTACTTCTAGTAGAGGACCGGGCTGGCATGAGCCAAGTAATACAAAGGCACAGGAAAAGTTACAACTCCAAGCAAGAGCAGATAAGGTAGAACTTACTAGAATATTTAGAAAGTGGGGAGAATTTAGCCATGGACATCCAACACCGTACTACTATAATATAGTCTCAGAAATTAATATAGATATAGATATAGGTAACTTAGAGTTATTTAAAAACGTTGAGATGTTTTTTATAAAAAACTACATAACTTCTAAAAAACTATATAACGAGTTTATAAATGAGAATGAACATCTATATGCTAATATACTTTACAAGTACTCTCAAGAACAGTGGGAGGAGTACAAGTACATGTGCAACATAGAGAGATTAGAGGATAGAGTTTGTATAGGAGAACCAGAAGGAGATGTGGTAGTTTCATTTAACCTTAGTAGTATTAACCAAAATACATTTAATAATGTACTAAGTAAGTTACAACACATAATACACGAAGCAGAACCAGGTGATTATGAATTCGAAGGATTTACTTTCTCAATAAAGAACAAAGAGAATATTATAGAGACTAAACTTAAAGTAAACAATCCTGATATAAAACCAGAACATCTATATAAGGTATACTAGAAAATAAACTATTTATAACAAAAACATATGAGCTTAATCAACGAAATAAAAGAGATGCTATCAGAAGTTACCAAAGTAAACTTCAAAGGAAATAAATTTGTCCTTAAGATAGATGTAAATGAAGATCCAAATAAGAAAGGAATTAAAGTACAATTCCTTCCAACAACATTCTCAGGTATGTCTAAACAACAACAAGACGATATCGCTATGGACTTAGGAGCTAAATTAAATCAAGGATTAGCACCTCTAGGGTTAGCAGTAGAGAGAGACAGAGAGTTAAAGGATAAGACAATTGTAGGCTTCTTTATCTATATCGAATATCTAGATAAGATTATTATCAATGCTCTAAATCAAGCAGCACAAACAAGTAACGACTAAATAAAAAAGATATGCCACAGTTTTGTTTTTATTCAAAGAATAACCCTACACAAGAACCAGTAGGAGTTCTACACGCAGCAAGTAGAGAAGAAGCAATAAAATTCTTCTCATTGTCAAAACAATTATCAACAAATGATTTTCTAACAATTTTCGAAGTAAAAAACTATACGTATGGAGCTCAAGAAGGAATTAAGGAAAACGCTAAACAATTACTTAAAGGGTAATATTAGGATAAAAGAAAGAGATATGGCTAGAGATACAATGGAAAAGAAACTTTTTATCGAAAGCATAATCCTTTTAAGAGAGATAGAAGATAGAAGAGACTTTATGGAGGAAGAGATTGGAATGGATATGTCTATGTATGAAGAGAAGTTCTTACAGATTATAGAGAATCTATTTAAAGTTCATTTTACAAAAGAACAATTTGCTTTAATACAATACTACCTATATAAAGTTCCGGAGATTGAAGATTGGGATGGAAAGATTGATATTACAGACGGAAAGGAAATGATTACTGTTGACTTTGAAACTCCTGATCAAGTATGGAATGTTATATCCAGCTTAAAATAAATAAGAAAATAGTTGCTAGATAAGACTATTGTTCGTATATTTAGGTATAAATAATAAATTAAAACGGTTATGAGCTTAGAACAAATTAAATGTACAAGGTGTAGGAATGATATGCCTAAACTTAGATTGGACAATTACGGATACGATTTCTGTATAGAATGTTCAGATGTAAAGCCTAAGGTAGGACGTATTAGAGTAGTTGGGGAAGGAGACTATACAGTCACTGAACTTGATATCTTAGACCAGGATACAGCTAGAAGACTTCAAGAGCTGGAGAATACCTCTAGAGGAGTTAGAAATGTTCCATTAGAGATCTTAAACTTTGATGAGGATGAAATGTCTGACGACAGTAGAGCAATCTCAGAAGCTACAGACAAAGCATTAGAAGGTGAATTAGAAGTCTTAGATGATGAAGAAGACTTAGAAGACCTAGAAGATGTTGAAGATGTAGAGCTTGAAGACGAAGACGACGAATAGATGCCACCACCAAAATTCATATCGAAAGATGATTGCTTAAGAGCAATGCAAAATACTAGAAGTAACCGAGGAGCAGCTCGGTTTCTTCGATGTAGCTTTGTACACTATAAGAAGTATGCTAGAACGTATGTTAATGATCAAGGAGTAACTCTATGGGAGGCTCATAAGAATCAATCAGGCATAGGTATTCCTAAATATCTTCCTAACAAAGGTAAGCAAGCACCTCTTAAAGAATTGATTGAAGGGAAGATATCAGTAGCTTCTTTTGAGCCGGCTAAGATCAAACAGAGATTAATCTTTGAAGGCTATTTAAAAGAGGAATGTAATCGATGTGGCTTTCATGAAGAGAGAGTAACAGATCATAAGATACCTTTGATACTTCAATTTAGAGATAAGAACAAAGTCAACTACGAGCTTTCTAATATAGAGCTTATGTGTTACAATTGCTCTTTCCTATACTCTGTATCACCTATCACCGATAGACAAGTAGCAGCAGCAGAGGATTCTGTAGACAGACAAGTAAGAGATTTTGATTGGGAGGTAGATGATGCAATGAAAGAGCATTTAGAATCATTAGGACTTTGGAATGAAGTACCAACAGATGGTTCACAATACATCTCAGAAAACTATAAAGGGAATGAAAAAGAAGACTAAGCCCTCTAGGGAGAGAATTGTAGCTAACAAGCTTGTCAAACAATCTGAACAGAATGAAAAGCTGAGAGAGAAAACAATTAGTAATTCTTTTTGGAAATTATTTAGGAAATAGTTGCTAGAACAAACCTTTGTTCGTATATTTAGGTATGGAAAAAACAGGTGCAACAGTAAAGAAGCTTCATGACTTTAATACCTCAGGAGTATTAGAAGTATGTATAAAAGGTAACTGGTATAGGACTACTTGTAATGATTTTAGATCATTCGATGGTAAGAGAAGAATAACTGAGCCAATCAAACAGCCAGGTATAGGGGATAGTTTTAATGATATAGAATTTAAGACCTATGACTATAACGGTCCAGTATATGTTCTTCAAACAAACTTAGAAGTAATCAGAATGGATACAGAGACAATTGTAACTAATCCATATATTGAATCAACACAAAAATCTTTACCTAACAGCAATCGTATATGAAAAAATTAGTATTCAGATCCACAGATGAATTCTCAGAATTCTTTAAAGGAAAGAGCCCAGAGCTTACAAATGCAATAGTACATTCTATAAGAGAGGCTTTCATGTTTCATAAGAAGACAGCCAATCTATTTGAGATTACTTTTGATGAGAGTGATTCCGTATTTGAAATATCGCTATCGCATAAGGAATGGATAATAGCATTAGAGAATTGTCTTTCTCACTATGAGGAGTGGGAGATGGGAGACGACGCAATAGATACATTTTTATTAATTAAAGAAATAAAAACATGGTAAAGCCTTATACTAAAACATTTACATGTGATATCACAGGAATTATAACGACCTACACTTACAACGGTGCTAGCATTGTAAATGGTATCATAAAAGCAGAGTTCGAATATCCTAAAGAATACTTAGATGAATTCAATAAAAAGGAAAAAAGACAGAGTAATCTTCCGAAAACAAAACAAATGTTCTTAAATCCTGCAACAGGAAAAGAAGTGGGATATTACAGAGCTAAGAATTTAGGCCTTGTAAAATAAATTAAAAAAAGTTTGTATATTAGTTGCTAGAACGAATCTTTGTTCGTATATTTAGGTATAGAAATCAATTAAAAACAATAAGTTATGTTAGCAAAATTCAACACAGGTTTAGATTCTTACCTTTCAAAAGATCAAGTAAAAGCTTTAGCACCAGTAGCATTCGCTACAGCACCAACAAGTGATAAAGTTAGTAAGGATTACTTACTAGTAAATACTGAGACTATCATCGATGACTTAGAAAAGTTAGGATGGCTTCCAGTTACAGCCTCTCAAAGAAAGGCTAGAAAGTCTGAAAAGGCTACAATCTTCTCCAAGCACATGGTATCCTTTCAGAATCCAGATCTTATGATCAAGGGTAAGAATGGTGATGATGCTTTTCCAAGAATCATTTTAACGAACTCCCATGATGGATTTAATTCTTTTCAGTTTAGAATTGGAATCTACAGATTGGTATGTTCAAATGGATTGGTAGTAGCTGACGAGGAATTCTCAGCATTCAGAATACGTCACACAGGATATACCTTCGAAGAATTAAGAGGAGTAGTAGCACAAGCAGTAGCTGATCTTCCTAATAAGGTAATGATTTTAAATCAAATGCAGTTGAGAGAATTGTCTCCGGTAGAGCAAAGACAATTGGCTATCGATGCAATGCAATTGAGAACAAATAGAATCGATGCTGAATGGGATGAAGAGACTATCCAGGACGTTTTAACTCCTACAAGAGATGCTGATAAAGGAAATGACCTTTGGAAAGTATTTAATGTAATCCAAGAGAAGATTACTCAAGGAGGATATTCAGCAGCATTGAATGGTGCTAAAGTAAGAAAGGTTAGAAAGATTAAATCATTCGAGAAAGATCTAGAGGTTAATCAAAAGCTATTCAAATTAGCTACAGCATTGATCAACTAATGGATAGAGAGAAATATCTACAGATGAGAAGAACTGGCCAATATGACCTTGGCTGGTTCTATCAATACTACCTAGAGCATAAGGATAAGGATAGAATGACTCCTCCCTTTGAAGCTTTTCATCAGGCCTTTAATATGTACTTCCAAATGCATGGAGGTTTTATTCTAGACTATATGGATAAGAAAATGGAAGTAACTAAAATAGAAAACGAACAAGGAAATTTAATTTATATAAACTAAAATGGCAGAAGGCAAAGTAAAAACACCAAAGGAATTGATGGCAGACTTAAAAGGAAATTACATTCAAGTAATTAAAAAGAACGGAAAGACTCATGATAAGCTCTATAAAGATCCTCAGAGAGCGATTAGAGGAGTAGGAGGAGTTGATAATGTAAAATACCTTAGAGAGGTTCTTAAAGAGCAAGTCAATTCAAGATACGTAGAAGTAGATTCATTAACCGGAACACCAGAAAACGAATTATAGTTATGGAAAAATTAGGAATAGTATTAGCAGCATTTGGAATGCTAGTTGTAGTAGCGATTTTATTAGCATGGCCAACACAATGGCTTTGGAATAACGCTTTAGTAGGAGCAGCAGATGGATTTAATCCAATTGGCTTTTGGCAAGCATTAGGAATTAATATCCTATGTGGAATTTTATTTAGAAATAATAACTCAAGTTCAAAGTAATGAAGACAGTTATTAAAGTTTTAGTAGGATTTTTCCTAGGATTAGGATTAGTTCAGTTAGTAGATCTAGGAATGTATCTGCTGAATAGGCCAGATAGTTATCTATTCAACTTAGGAGTATTGATACTTGGAATAGTATTTGTAGCATTTGGATTCTTAGGATTGTATATAATGAAAATAATCAAGCCTGAGGAAGAAGTAAAAGAAGAGGTTAAACAGGAAAAAGAAGAATAGTTATGGTAGTATTATTAGTAATATTAATTGTAGGCTTATTAGTTTTAGGAATTATAGAAACTGTTACAGCATTTGATTTAGGATCTCCAATCTCAGACAAAGACATCTCAGATTATTTAGATAGAATTGAAAATGAAAATCTTATAAATGGAATAACTTTAAGATGGAATGACAAATATGTTCTTAATGTAAAAGGGTATACAATTAGACATCATAGTAATCCTTCCATTTATCAAACACAGTACTCTATTATATTTCCATATTATATCACTGATGTAGGAGTAATTCCAATATGGAGTAAATCTTATAGTAGAGTTAAGAAGTTATTTAAAGATAACATTGAAAATTCTAGTTATAGAACAGATAAAAGAAAAAAATTAGGGCTAGAATAGTTGCCTCCTAAGAATATATTTCATATATTTAGGTATAATAATAAACAATTAATTATAAATCAAATTTAAACAAAGAAGTTATGAACAGAATTTTAGTAGCAGTAGGATTAATCCTAGTAGTTTTTGCAGTAACCATGTCATGTGAGAACATTGACTCAGGTAACATTGGTATCAAAGTAAACAAGTTTGGTACAGGAAGAGGGGTAAGTGGAGTAACAGAGTGTACAGGTACAGTCTTTTATAATCCAATCACAACAAACATCTTTGAATTTCCAATCAATATTCGTCATAAAGAGTATACTGACGAAGGATCATTTGTAGTGAATAGTAAAGATGGATCAGAGTTTCATGTTAGTCCAATTGTCAACTATAGAATTAATCCAGATAAAGCCACACAGATCTTTGCAAAATATAGAAAAGACTTAGATGGTATTGAGAATGGATTCCTTAAGACAGCAGTAACAGAAGCATTTAGAATCGTTACCAATGGCTATACAGCTGATCAATTAATCTCAAGTAGAGAAGCATTTGATAATAAAGTAAAAGCTACATTAAGAAAACAATTAGAGCCAGAAGGATTTGTATTGGATCAATTTACAACTAATCTAGAATATCCTACATCATTCAAGAATGCTATTAATGCTAAGAATAATGCAGTACAGAAGGCTTTAATGGCTGAGAATAGAGTTAAACAAGCAGAGGCTGAAGCAAAGATTAAAGTAGCAGAAGCAGAAGGAGATGCTCAATCAACACTTACAAGAGCAAGAGCTGAATCAGAAGCAAATACTTTAAAGCAGAGAACATTAACTCCAATGCTATTGCAACAACAATGGATTGAAGCATGGAGAAAAGGTGGATCTAAAGTACCTCAGTATATTACAAGCGGTGGAGGAAACTTCATGATGACTATAAAATAGTAAAATATATTAAAAATAATTGATAAAAGAGTTGCTAGCGCAGCTCTTTTTTCGTATATTTAGGTATAGAAATCAATTAAAAATAAAGGTTATGAAAGTACAAGATTTAAAAGCAGGTGATAAGTTTAAGATGAATGGACTATCAGTAAGCGGTAAGCAGACTAAGGTTAAATGTGAAATGATCCGATACAATGGAATGGATAAGTACGTTGTAGTATGCCAGGGTATTAGTATACTGGTAGATGGTACTGATGAAGTATTTGTATAACTAGAGGATAAGAGCTATGACAGAAGAAGAATTACAAGTACTGCTTGATGAGGAAGAGACTTACATCAACGAATGGAGAGATAGTTTAACGCAAGAGCAGATTGATTCGATTTAAGAACGAAGGGGAGGGGGCGCAAGACTACTCACCGAAGGTGTCACGCGCAATTTCTCCCAACCCTCCAGGTTGTTGGAGGTAAAATCTAAATAAAAACTATATGAAAACAATTTACAAGTACGAATTAAGATCACAAGATGCTAGTATGAAGCTTCCAAAAGGGGCAGAGATACTTACAGTACAGATTCAAGATGGGAGACCAATGCTATGGGCTTTAGTAGATCCAGAGAATGTATTAGAGGATAGATTTATATCCACTGTTGGTACAGGATGGGAAGTGGAAGACAATATGAAATACATTTGTACATACATGGAAGGATATTTTGTGTGGCATGTATTTGAAATGATACAATAGTATGAAAGTAATATACATGGAACAGACCATTGCTCTTATGTCTCATGGAAGAGCCAGAGAGGTAGAGGAATTAATAGCCTCAGGAGAGGTTAAGAAATCAGAACAAGGAGTTAATTACTTACTAACAATTATAGAGGATGAAGATACAGGAAGTTGAATTGTATAAGAAAAAGTATAAGGGAGTTAAAATAGCTTTCAACTCTAGAAAAGGTGTAGGAAGGATTATAGAAGGAATAGCCGTACAGGTGGTAGAATCTCAGGGCCTTGTTATACTCAGAGACTATGATAACTTCCCTCATTGTATATCAATAATGACATTGGAAGAGATATGAAAAAGTTTTTAGAAATTTATTTAGGGTTCTTTATAGCCTTGCCATTAGCACTTTGTATAGTATTATATGCAATAGGATGTTTTATGACATGGAGTATTCTTGAACCAAATATTGAATGGGCCTATGTTAGGTTGTATATGGTAATGGCTCTTATAGTATCAATATTTTTAGCAGCGGATGAATAATATGAAAAAGCTAATAGGAAATCTTTATTGGAGAATATGTAGAAGGATAGGTTATATTATTACCCTTAGAGACTATTATGATCCAAAGACATTCACTCTAGTAAAAAAGAATAGTCATATGGCCTTATTAAAACATATAGGTAAGGTAGATGAACATGGACATATAAAGGTAAAAGAAGTTTGGCAAATACAAATTAAAAAGATATGACCGTAAAAGAACTAATTGAAAGTCTAAGTAAGATAGAAGACCAAGACATAAAGGTAATGACAAAAGGATATGAAGGAGGAGTAAATGATATGGTAATAGGAAATGGTATAGATAATAATACTCCAGCAATCATACATGTAGCCTTAGATGTAAATACAGAATGGTATTACGGTACACATGAAAGAGTAGATGATATGTACGGCAGTACTAATAGTGATTATCATATAGTAAAGGCAATTATTCTATAGTATGGAAGTATGGGGAATAAATAAGTTAAAGGATCCTAATTCAAATCATATAATACGAAAGGTAGTAAAGAGGAGAGAACAATTAAAGGAAAGAGAACAGACACCTAAGGTAATAAAGGAATTAAAGGGCCTAGAAGACAGGATGAAGATAGGAGAAATGCTATTGGAAAGATGGCGAGAGACCCATTCATAGACCCATTCCATACCCGTTTCTCTACCCGTTCGATACCCGTTTATACATACGTATCACGTACGGGAGATATAAGGAGAGACATAGAGAGAACTACTGAGATACATAGTAAAAGGTGAAGGACTTTGATTAAACATAAAGGGTAGAAAAACCATACAAAGAGTATAAAGACATAGAGTACTAGGTAAGAAAAGGTACTGTACAGTATATACGATGTGTAAGAAAGAGGATAAGGCTAGGTAAAATAAGGATAGGAAAAATGTGGCGGGTGTGTCTCCTTAATAGTTTTTTTCTATAATAAGGAAAATCTATAGTAGAGACCCGTTCCATAGACCCGTTTCACTCTCTAGTAACCCGT